GAAGCTATCGACAAAGCATCTAGAACTTTAGTGTTCTTTAGAAACATGTTTAACTTTAGCCCTGTAGTAATTTCTCAGATTAACCGTAGCTCCGAGCAAATGGATCGTAGAGAAAATGACAGTTGGATGCCTATGTTAAGTGACATCAAAAACACTGGTAACGTAGCAGAAGACTGCAACACTGCTATCGGCATTGCTAGTCCGTTTTATTATGGCGTAGACAAGTGTTTGGGTTACGACATCACCAAGTACAAAAACCGTTACAGACTTGCTAAAATCTGCAAGAACCGTGACGGTGACGTAAATCTCTTGGCTAGCTTTCTGTTTATAGGCGAGTTCGGTGGTTATTATCAATTACCAAAAGCTGAAGACATGATGGGTAAGCCAGAAGAACTACGTAAAATCGATGAATATTATCGCTCACTAAACTCCTAATTATGATAGTAGAAAAATATGAGTGGGTTAAGAAACAACTCACAGATTTCCCTGCGCTAAGAGATAGTAACGAGCGACTGTATTATCGATACTTGTTAGCAATGGGTTATGATGTAGACACTAAAACTGCTAAAGAATTCTTAAAAGATATGGAAGCTAGAAGCATACCGTACTTAGATTCTGTAAGCAGAGCTAGTCGTAAAGTACAAGAAGAGCATCCACACTTGCGTGGAGAGTTGTACAACAAGCGTAAAGTAAAACAAGAACAAGTAAAAGAAGAAATCCAAAGTATGTAATATGCAACTAACTTTTAAAGACTGGGGCAAGCCTCATGGAATCGCAGGCAGCATTAAATCAAACGATCCTGAAAAATCGAAAGAAGAAGCAAAAAGAATTCTATTTTATCAAGAAGAACTAACTCCACAGGGAGGAAGATTCGAGCTTTTTAGAGAACCACAACACAGTGATGAAGATGTCAACAGAGCCAAAAATTGGCTAAGACATAATCTTGATGTAGTAAGCATTAAAGTGGTTAAAGCCCTTGTATAATCTAGATTTTTTGCGTATCTTTATTAAGTAATCTAATCAAAAATTTATTTATGGCACAACTAGTGTTCCTGGTGGGAAAATCAGGTATGGGGAAGTCGACTTCTCTAAGAAATCTTAATCCCGATGAGACTGTAATCATTAATACAGACCAAAAAGCCTTGCCGTTTAAGAACTTTTCTGCTAAGTATAGCGAAGAGAAAAGAAATTATCGCAAGACTTCAGACATCAACATCGTTATCAGCACTCTACAAAAGGTAAACACCCTACCTAATGTAAAGACTGTAGTAATTGACACATGGTCAAGAATTATGACTGATACGGTAATGTCACAAAGTTTCCGTGCAGAGAAAGGTTTCGACAAATGGTCGAAGATGGCTGCGGCTCAGTATGATCTAATCAATACTGTGAATGATGTGATGAGAGATGATATCATTGTATATCTAATTGCTCACCCAGAAACTCACTATGATGATTCAGGATTCTCTTCTGAGCGTATTGGTGTACAAGGCAAAATGCTAGAGCGTTTTGTTCCTGAGTCATTTAGTACTATCGTACTTTACTCAGAGATTGTTAAAACACCTGGACAACCAAATCGACATGTGTTCCGCACAGTGTCGTCAGGTAATGATACCTGTAAAACTCCGCTAGAAATGTTTGAGGAAGACCTCATCGACAACGATCTAGTAAATGTAAACAACACAATTCGTGAATATTATTCAATTTAATCCTTAATCCTTAATAATTTAAAAATGGAGAATTTAATTTGGGATGGCGTTCCCGCACAACGCACAAGAAAATCAGAGAAATATGATTTCGCAGTAGTAACTATGTCAGCAATCGATAAGCCAGGTGCAGGTCGTAAGTTTACTTTTAACAAAGCCGCACAAAGTGTATTGGGAATTAACGGAGAAGACCGTGTTTCTTTTGGCTTCAGTACTGATCGTACAATTATTGCTGTTCGTAAAGCAGCAGGTGATGCAGGTTTAAAGCTTACAAAAACTTGTACTCTTAGCGACAAGCGTACTTATGACTTCATTGCTAAAATCTTGGATCTTGATATTACTCAAGAAACTGATTTAGAGATTGTAGCATCTAACGGATTGCTTACTTTGAATCGTCTTACAGCAACAGAAGCAGCTGCTCCTGAAGTAGAAGAAGAGACTTATATCTCTGCTCCTGCAGTAGAACCAGTAGTAGAAGAAGCTGTGGAAAGCTTTGAGCTTGCAGGTGAAATAGAAGAAGAAGAGGTATTTGAAGTACCTGCTACTGAGTCTGAAGAATCAACTGAAGACGTTTGGTAATCCACAACTAACTAATTTTTAATTTTTTTACCCTTAATTTTTAACAACAATGATTAATTTAAATGACACGTCGTTTGACGCAAAAGAAGGTTCAGTAATTTTTAACAACGGTAACGCAGGTGTAGCAGAGAATGTTACTATGTCTGTAGTAAAGCGTAAGCCAGAAGACAAAGAAAACTCTCCTGAGTATAAACTTGTGTTTACTGACGAAAACGGTGGTGCTTGTAATTTTTCTTTCTGGTATGTAGAGAAAGCAACTGCATATGCTAGTGTAGAAGATCAAATCAAAAAACAAGGTACTGTGTTGAAACACGTTATTCACTCTATCTACGGTGGTAATTATCAGCTTCCTTCTTTCAACTCTGCTAAAGAGATGTTGGACGGCTGTATGAAAATTATCCGTGATGGTCTTGCTAGCGCAGGTAAATTCCGTGTGTTTGCTAACTATGGTTCTACACAGTCTGTAAAGAACTATATTCAACCGCGTTCTTGGGTTCCATTTGTAGAGAACATGAGTGTTCCTGCAGCTGAGACTCGTTTAAAAGCTGGTAACATCGACGCAATGCAGCGTATTGAGCGTGACAGTGTAACTGTTAACTCTACACCGTCTGCGGATTCTATTATCGACAACGATAATTGGTAAAAATCCCTTAATTTTACAGAGCGGGCTCAACAACGGGCCCGCTCTTTTATTTATTATGGGCGAGATCAATCTAAATTCTATTGCATTTAACAATCTGATTACCAGGGAAGATTTGTTTAGTCTTGTACCACAAGAAAGTATCTACAGTTTCTATTTAAATGAAGATATTAGCTCTTTAGGAGTGTATCATAGTCCTCTTCGTGAGGATAATATACCGTCTTTTGCACTGTATTTTCATAAAATTAATAGAGATATCTTAATGTTTAAAGATTTTGCTACTAATGACACAGGTGATGTGGTTGTATTAGTAATGAAAATGTTTGGCTTAGGATATAAAGATGCTATTCACAAGATAGCATTTGATATGAAGCTTAGTACTTTTAATGTAGATTCGACAAAGCAAGTATTCTCAGGCATTACTAGATTAGTAGAAAAAACAAGAGTAGACTTAGGGATTAAAACTAGACCCTGGATGGTTAAAGATCGTGATTATTGGTCCCAATTTGGGATACATAAAGTTACTCTTGAGAAATTTAATGTGTTTCCTATTAGTCATATTTTCTACAACGACACTGCTGTTAGAGCAAGTGATTTAGCGTATGCTTACGTAGAAACTAAAGACGGCAGGACAAGTTATAAAATCTATCAACCTTTAGAAATTAGAGTCAAGAAATGGATCAATAATGCTGACTACAGCGTTCACCAAGGTTATACACAGCTTGCTAAACATGGCGAGTTACTTGTTATTACTAAGTCTCTTAAAGATGTAATGAGTTTTCATGATTGTCCAGACGTATCTGCGATAGGCCTACAGTCTGAATCGGTTACAATGAAGGACTCGGTAATGGAAGAGTATAAATCTAGGTTTAAGAAAGTAGTGTGCATCTTTGATAATGATGCTGCAGGTATTAAACTTTCAGAAAGTTTTACTGAAAAGTATCATATACCGCACTTTTTTATGCCAAAGATTGACGGCGTCAAAGATTTTAGTGATCTAGTAAAAGCCAAAGGAAAAGATTTCGCAATAGAATATTTCAACAACTTAAAAATTTAACTATGACTAAAGCAGAATCGCTTAGTAAAGTTAGTAAGGAATTGATGTTGAAGGAGCCGTTTTACGGCTTTTTCCTTTTAATGCTCAACAAAGTATGGGACGCTAAGCGTGTACCTACAGCATGTGTGAGTAAAAACAACATCAATTATCAGCTTACTATTAATCCTGAGTTTTGGGAAAGTCTTGGAGACAAACACCAAATGGGATTACTTAAACATGAGCTCTTGCATATTGCATTTAACCATCTCACTAGTACGTTTCCGTTTAGTGATAAAAAGCTGGCTAATATTGCATTTGACTTAGAGATTAATCAATTTATTGACCCAGAATGGCTCCCTGAAGGAGGTTTAACACTAAATACTTATCCAGAGTTAAACTTAGAAGCTAAACAGGGTAGTAGATATTATTATTCTAAGTTGCTTGCAGCAAAGCAAGAGAAAGAGAAAAAAGGCACATCAGGTTGTCCTAATTTTGACAAACATTGTGACCAAATGGATAATGGAGAAGATCCTGCAAACCATGGCACTTGGGAAGAATTTGAAGATTTACCAGAAGCAGAAAGAAAGCTTATTGAAAAGCAAGTACAACGTATACTCGGCGAAGTAAAAGAGCAAACAGAAAAGCGCCAAGGAAATGTTCCTGGTGAGATGGTAGGCAAGATTCTTATCGAAGTAATTGAGAAAGCCAAATTTAATTGGCGTGAGTATGTTCGTAGATTTGCTGGCAACAGTACTAAAATCTATACTAAGAAAGTACGACGCAAAGAGAATAGAAGGTTTTCTGATAATCCTGGATTAAAGATCAAAATGCGTCAACACATGTTGTTGGCTATTGATACATCAGGATCTGTAAGTGACGCAGAGCTAAAAGAATTTATGAATGAGATATTTCATATTTACAAGCAAGGCGTAGACGTCACTATTGTACAATGTGATACGCAAATCACAAGCATTAAACCTTATAAAGGTACTTTAGATTTAGAAGTAGGTGGAAGAGGAGGAACAGATTTTGATCCTGTATTAGAATACTTCAATGAAAATCTTAAAAAATATACTAGCCTAGTATATTTTACCGACGGCGAATGCAGTACTGACGTTAAGCCACGTGGACCCATTTTATGGGTGTTATCAGAAAGGTCGTATGACAACGAAAGCCTTCCTGGAAAAGTAATCAAGTTAGAACTTTAAAAATTAACACATGAATCAAGTAAAATTAAACGTTGAAGAGTTAAAAGGCTTTATTAAGCATATGATTGTAAACAATCAAACTATACAAGCACAAGGTAAAGTACCTGTTGCAGTTAACATTGAAGGTGATGCGGGTCTCGGCAAAACTTCTGCTATCATGCAATTAGGTCAAGAGATTGGTAAACAGGTAGTAAAACTAAACTTAGCACAGCTAGAAGAGTTAGGTGACCTTGTTGGTTTTCCTGTAAAAGAATATCAAGTAAAAAATGCAGAAGGTAAAACTTTATGGATTACTGAGCAAGAAATTGAAATGGCAGGTACTAAAGGTTATCGTGTTGTAGACAAGAGAATGTCTCATGCTGCTCCTGAATGGATTCAAGGTAAAGGCGAAGGCGGTATCTTAATTCTAGATGACTACACTCGTGCTGACCAACGTTTTACCCAAGCAACTATGGAATTGCTAGATCGCCAAGAGTATGTGTCTTGGAAGCTTCCTAAAGATTGGCACATCATCTTAACTACTAATCCAGATAACGGCGATTATAATGTTACTAGCTTGGATGTTGCGCAAAAGACTCGTTTCATTTCTGTAGAGCTTAAATTTGATGTAGAGGTATGGGCTAAGTGGGCAGAGACTGCAGGTATTGATGGTCGTTGTATTAACTTTTTGTTGATGCACCCTGAAAGTATCACGCAAAGAATCAATCCTCGTTCTGTGACTACATTCTTTAATGCTATCACATCTATTGAAGACTTTGATAGCAACTTGCCTTTGATCCAAATGATCGGCGAAGGCTCAGTAGGGCCAGAGTTTGCTGGTTTGTTTACTATGTTTATTAATAACAAGTTAGATAGAATTATCAGCCCTAAAGATATCTTAGAGAAAGATACTCAGTATGTGTTGAATACTCTTACGCATGTTATTGGCAAAGATGATGAATATCGTGCTGATATTGCTAGTGTATTAGCTACTCGTCTAGTAAATTATTCATTGAACTTTAGCACTAAGCATTCTGTACCACAAGATATGGTAGATAGATTGGTAGTACTAAGTACTGAGTCTAATGTGTTTACTGAAGACTTAAAGTATCGATTAGTTAAAGATATTATCAACGGCAACAAAGTGAAGTTTGCTAAATTAATTATGAACCAAGATGTCATGAAAATGGCTATAAACTAAGAACTATGAGCAATAAAATATTTTACAAATCTTTGTATATTACCAGTTTAGAGACGGATTATAAAGGCGACATTTTATCTTTAGATGTTGAAACTGTTGGAATAATACATGAGAATGACATCAAGGCTATCCCTTATACTACTTATACACAAGTACCGTATGAAAAGTATTTTCTAATGCCTGGCACAGTAGTGCCAAGAGTTAAACTACAAAATTTATCTGTGGATGCGGGAATTAAAATAGTGCGATCCCCCGAAGATGCTGATAAAGTATTTGTAGGCAAAAACAGTTTTAGTAAAATGTCCAAATCTGGACATTCTTATGCTGTTCCAAAATCTTTAGTTGAGGCATATGTAAATTCTAATGCTTTGACTACAGATGAGTACATCATTGATAGGTTAAAAATAGCATTGCTTAATGTTGAGCATACTTACATTGCTATGGATTACAGTGCTAGAAATTTTTTCATAGGCAATGTACCTAATAGGCAACAGGTAATGCTACGAAATGTTTATGACAAATCTCCTAATAAATTAGGCTCTAGCAATTTTAGTTATGAGCATTATCTTATTGAAGGTAATTATTGTGAAATGTTAGATAAGACTTTAAATAGCTCTACTTTGCAAGTCTGTAACGAACAAGATTTATTAGAGAATCTAAACGGCGATGATGCATTGATTATTTCCCAAGCTGAGTTTAATCAGTTATCGGAGATGTTTAAGAGTTCTGATAAAGATAATCATGTACTTGCTATGGAGATTATGGCGAATTCCAACTATTCTCAAAGTATCTTTTACTTACTAAGATTGTTTAAAGATTTTTCTGATAAAATGGCTAATCAAAAGTCTAGAAATCATGTTAATTTTAAGAGTTTAGTAAGTTATTTATCTATAGGCAGTGCAACTTATAATTGGGATTTGATAGCTAACAAAATGCTAGAAATTATTAAAGATAAAGGTTTGTTAACTCTACAAATGATTGAAGAAACTTTTGTTGCATATGAATATGAGGTACGACAGTACTCTGTTCAAGAAGGATCAGTGATTCAGATTAAATCTTATACTTTACATCCTGATTACGCAGCATTTCTTAACGTAAATTATGTAAATACTGTTAAAAAAGATTTCATTCCTGTAGAAACAGTAGAGGTTCCTGAAGAGCCTCAAGTATTATCCGACGTAGTACCTGATAAAACAGCAACTATTAGTTGGAATTAAATTAGAGATATGGTAAGCGGAATTAAATTAGAATTTCCAGAGTTTATCACGCATATTCCTCAGAATAAAAAACTATGGGTCAAAATTGGTTATAATAAGATTCATGCAAGTGCACATTTTTCCACGCGGGCGGCTTTAGTGGCCGCCATGCATGGATATATTGAAAAGCATATTCCACCAAATCTTACTATCCAAGGTCCCGTAGAGACTAAATTAATTGTATATGCGCCTATAAATTTTGGCAGCGTAAAAATGGTACTCAGCAGACAAACAGGTAAAAGACAAATTACTTGGAAACCTCCATTGGCTACATATAAGCCAAACTGGGATATTGGAAATCTGGCTCTAGTGTGGTTAAAATCATTAGACGATGTGTTGATTAAAAAGGGAATACTACCCGACGATACTATTGAGTACATACAACGCACAAGTTATGAGTTTAGACCTGTAAAAGATTTCAAAGACAGAAAATTAGTATACGAACTAAAAACAATTAAACGATGAGCGTGGATTATAGAGACATTCCCGCATTAAATCAAAGTTCTTTAAAGAAAATATTGACTCATCCTCAAGACTACCTCAATGCAATCAAACGCAATGAGGAGTCTAAAGAGGATCATTTTATCTTTGGCACACTAGTAGATTTAATGTTGACAGGAACAAAAGAAGAATTCGATAACAAGTTTTATGTTATCAAACAAGACATTAGTGTCACCGATGCAGTAAAAACTATTGTAGATGGTGTTATAGAAGAAATACGCAACCTTGGTGTAGATTTATCATTGTGGACTAATGAGCGTGATGTAATTCTAAAGCATGTGAAATATCAAAACTACCAGGGTAACTGGAAAGATGATACCAGAATCGATGCTATTATCAAAGCTGCTCAAGGATATGTAAAGTTATTGGAAACTGCAGGTAACCGCACAATGATTGCAGAGATTACGTATTCTAAAGCAGTAAACGCTGTAGCAGGATTACGTTCTGATAAGTTTACTCAAGAGTTTTCAATGCCTGCAAAGAAATACCCTGAACATATTCAAGTAATTGATAAATTTATTGTAAGTTTTAAACATAGAGACTTTAACATCAAAGGAGAATTAGACAGAGTTATCATTAATCATCAAACTCAAAAGATTAAACCTCTTGATTTTAAGACTACAAGTAAGCCAATTATGAACTTTATGAGTGAGTTTTGGAAATTAAGGTATGATTTTCAAGCAGCAACATACTCTTTGGGACTGGTATCCCATCCAGAAATCAAAGAGTTGCTTGAAAAAGGTTATACTATGGAGCCGTTTAGATTTATAGTAGCTCACTCCGAGTCTATTACTGCTCCTATGGTATTTACAGTGCCAATGAAAGTAATTACTATTGGTACCTATGGTGGCGAAACTTCAGTAAGATATTATGAAGGCCTTGAACAGGCTTTACAACGTTACGAATTTGCTACAACTAACAATCTTTGGGACCATCCTAAAGAATATTATGAAAAAGGATCGATTGATATAGAGCTATGACGACAATGAAATTCACAAAAACCGCAACTTTTCTTTTCCCATTAACGACCATTCCTAAAAGTTTGTTCGAATGTAACATCAGAGATGTATTTGGGAGAACTAAGTTTACTACAAGATTTGTTAATGCTTTTTCTTCTAGTACTTGTATTAACAAGTATCAAGGAGAACCAGGCTTAATATTTATTGTAACTAAACAATATCAAGATGTGGGTTTTGAGGCTTTCTATACAACGATCACTTCTTTCCCTAATTACGTAGATGATTATGATGATTCAGGATATTTAGTATTTATTTTTAAAATACTTGAAGAGCATCAAAAAGATTATGAATTAATACTTAACGGGAAATATTCTAAAATTTCTCAACAAAGTAAAAAATTAATCCTAGGAAACAACTTTTTTACAGGAAAAGCCTTTACTTTGCCATTAATCTTAAACAAATCTGAAGCATTAAAAACAAGTTGGGAAGATCGGCTTAGTACTCCAACGTCTCCTGCATTTTTAGGTGACCAAGAAGTTTGGCCAATAATTGACTCAGTAGAAGAAGTCTTGACACCTGCTGTAATGAAAAACATTGCAGTAACATCAAAATTAACACCATCGGGGGAGTTTTAAGCTCCCCCTATATGGGCTTCTACAATCTTTTATAAAGATGTTAGAGAGGGAGGATTTAAATTGTTAAACTAAGATTTCAAATTAAATCAGGAGCCTCCCTCTCTTTTATGTATATAAAACGCTATTTTCTATACATGAGCTTGTTAATATGTATAAAAACTTAAAAAACATTAACTATGAACTGGAGACAAAGAGAAAAAGAGAAATACTCTTATTATGTTACTGGTATAACATTATCAGTAATCTTAATTGGGCTAATTAGTCTTATTATTAATAACTTATTTTTTTAAACAAAAACAATAATGGAAAAAACATTAGCAGAAACAATAAAAATTAACACAGCACAACCTACATGGAAGATCGTGTTTAAATCTGATGGAAAAGAAAGTTTAATTGATTTTCCTAATGAAGATTGGCATATTATAGCCAAAGTACTACATGAAATTCTTCTATCACATGGTGTTAAAAGTGTATTAACTGTACAAAATAAAATAGAATGATACTATCAATAACAGCGCTTATAGCAAGTATACTAGCATTAGTTTATCAGGTATATACTAATCGTGAAGAAAACAAACGATGGGATGAATATTTTGAAAATCAGAAAAAACAAAGACAAAAGGAAGCCCTTATAAAGATGATGTCAGATGATGCTAAAGACAACCTATATCAAGAAGGTGAAATGATAATTGAACATAAAGGAGATAGGGAAACATATATAACTTTTAAACAAAATGATAAAGAATAAGGGGTAATTTTTACCACATAACCTTTAACAAAATGAACGAGTTAGTAAAATTTAAAAATAGGCTTAGCAAGATTGGCTACGAGATTAATCTTGAGGGAAACATACCATGGATATATCTTGATTCAGTTAATGGAAACAAAATAAAGCCTGATGATTGGGTAAATGCAAACCACGGATACTGCATAGCTTGGTATCCTGTAAGAGATGATGATGAACTAACGCTTAATTGGCAGGACATGGAGTTAACTTTTAAGTTAATTAGAAAGTATGGTAAGCCTATTCATAAGTACAATAATGGGATAGGAGCTACGCTATGTCATGATTGCGGAATGATTATATCTGAGGGATTAACTAAAGATATGAAGTGCGAAAAATGTTTAATATTTTATCCATAATCGGGTGAAAACCGATTAAGTATGGTGAAAAACACATAATTTAATATGAATCAGGAGAAATTTGAAAAGCTATACGAACCTAAGCAAAAAAAGATATTGCTTTTAATACCTTTCTTACAAGAAAAGCCACGCCCTTTGATGTCAATAGCCAACTTGTTAAGCGTTCATCCTAAGTGGGCATCCTCTTACATTAGGGACTTACGTAAATTAGAAGTAGAAGTTAAAAAAAATGAATATAAAAAATACTACATATGAAAGCAACACTACACTTTGAACACGAGGAGCAAGATGAGCTCCAAGACGCCATCAATGGTTTTAAATGGAGGCTTATAGTTTGGGAGCTTGACCAAGACCTACGCGGTATAGTCAAGCATGGATACATCGGCAACCGAGAGGCTACTGACGCAGAGATTGCAATGGCTGACTACTGCCGAACAAAACTTAGACGATTAGTTAGTGATGATGGATTAAATTTAGAAGCATGAAAAATAAAAACAGAGATATTCAAGAACTAAGTGCTTATGGTACTATGATAATAGTAAGTATACTGGCTATTATTTTAATTTTTGCATTTATTTTTAGATTCTAATGCAACGAAATAAAGCTTATTGGATAGATAAATTAGGTGAAGATTGGACAATAGCCCTAAAAGATATCTTAAAAAGTCCGTACATGGACAGACTTTTAAACTTTTTGGCAATGGAAGCAGCTTTTAAGAGCATATATCCTAGCAGCAAAGATGTTTTTAAGTATTTTAAAGAAGTTAGTCTAGCCGACGTAAGAGTAATAATTAGCTACACGGAGCCAGGAATAGACTCAAGTATCTTTCCTATGGATCGTAGTGATCAGTATATAGACTCTTACCATCATGCTAACTATATGAAGATTTCTGAATGCGTAAGTCGTGAGTACCCCGACAATGGCGTGTTTAATTTTGATCATTTTCCTGAAGAATGGATTCAACAGGGAGTATTATTGCTTCCAAGAGCTCTTACTGTTCCTACACAACAAGCTGGTGCACATCTGGTGCAGTGGCGTAGGTTTTATGAAGCCGTTGTGCAAGCAGTAGTTAGGGAAAAGCCAGGAGTTGTGTGGTTTTTATGGGGAGACGAAGCTAAGCAGTATTCTGGTAGTCTACCCAACCAGTATGTTTATAGCTGGGAGTGTCCTAGTAAAGCTGTTAAGCAAAACAGAGACTGGCATTGCCCTAATTTTAAACAAGCAAATGAACTTATAAGTAAATTAAATGGAGATAGTTTTCAAATTACCTGGTAGATTTAATAGTCCTAGATGCAAAAGCGAGTTTACTCAAGAAGATTTAGATGCTATTTATGATGATTTTGTTGCAGGTATGATTCAAGTAGACTTATACCAAAAGCATGCTATCAATAGATCAATATTAGAGCACCTAGTAACTAATTATTATATTAAAGGTTCTAGCGCATTTGCAGCAGCTTATACTAAATTTACTATAGGAATCTTAGGGCATAAAGACACTGCCTATTTTACAGAAGAAGAAATGTTAAAACCCAAAGAATATACTTGGGAAAGTTTATCAAAAAAAGAAAGATTATTTTATGAAAAATACACAAGAAAACTCGAAAGAGAGCGGTACTACGCTAGGTTTGGTAGCAATGATTAAAGATTGGAGTACTGTATTTGGTGCGCCAATAAAAGAAACAGAAGGATTTCCTGAAGTTGATCGCATGAGACTAGCAATGGATCTTATCGATGAAGAGTTTATGGAAACTGTTCAAGCTATTGATCAGAAAAACTTTGCTGAGGTTAAAGATGGCTTAGGTGATTTATTGTGGGTAGTAGTACGTGCTATGATGGAATTCGGAGTAGATCCAGAAACTACTATCAGAGAAATCTATCGATCTAATATGTCGAAAGCAGATTATACTGAAAAAGATGCATTAAAGACAAGAGATAAATATAAAGAACAAGGTATTGATACTTACATGCGTATTCGCAAAGATATTTATATAACTTATAATGCAGAAACTGGTAAAATACTAAAAAGTCATAACTTTATAGCACCAAAGCTTTAATAATGTATAAAATAATACCCATTAAACGATATTACTATACTAAATTTGCAATAGCAAAGAAAGTAAAATTTCGTGTATGGGTATTTATACTAAACCATGAAGATATGGTTTTTACATTAAGTACTGTCAAAGCAGCAGAAGTCTACATTAATCAAGTTAGTAAATTATAATTTTATGAAGATCGGACAACAAGTTATTTGTATAGATGATAGTATTAAAACTGGAGAACTTTTTAATGTAGGACAGCATTACCAAAATTGGATTAAAAAAGGAGTAAAATACACTATAAGAGCTATATTAGATAATCAAGATATTGTAACAGGTATATTATTAGAAGAAGTTGTAAATACTCCTATTTATATTAAGTTAATTGATAAAACACAGGAACCTGCATTTAGACCTGATAGGTTTCGAGAATTACAAGAACCTGATAAATTAGAAGTATTATGTATAGAAGAAGAATTATTACGTCTAGAGTTATGACGCAACAAGATTTTATTTATCAAGCTGCAAGATTTTTTTTACATGATGAATTTTATGATATACCGACACAATTAGAAATTTTAATTAACAGTGATCGTGTATATGATATTCCTTATATAGAATATGCAGAAGTATATAGAACTATGCATAAAGCTGATTTGCTAACAGAGATAGGACACTTAGCAGGATTATTAAAAGTTGCTTATACAGAAGGGCAAAAAAATAAAAAATATGAAAGAACAAGAATTTCAAGAAGTACTTCAACAGAGGTTGAAGAAGATTAAGGAAACTCTCGGCAATAAAGCCAAAGAATATGCTGCAGAAGGAGATAAATTACATAATTTTAATGTAGGCGCTAGAATTACTGGTCAGATACGAGAAAAAGTACTTTGGGGTTTTGCCCTTAAACACTACATATCTTTTATGGATATCCTTGACAACATGGAATTAGGTAAACTTCCTAGTGAAGCAATGGTAGATGAAAAAATTGGAGATTTAATAAACTATCTAGTCCTTGTTGAAGCTAGTATTAAAGACAAACTAAATGGAGAACTTCCCTACTGATGATGCAATAAAGTACATCACCATGCTAAGTGCTTTTCAGGTGGTATTAAATTGTCAATTAGACTTAGAAAAGTCTGTCTACTTGTCTGGCAAATCTAAAGTAAAAGTACGAGAAGCAATAAACATGCTTAACTTAGAACACTCGAAAAACCATAAAGCAATCTGGAATGTAGATTCTCAAAAAGCTGCGAGTTTAATGTTAGGCATAGAAATACTTGCAAAAGAAATTGCTGAAAGTAATGGAGTAGTTTTATCTATAGTAGCAGAATTAAAACGATCAGGATTTGATCTAAGTAGAATTAAAATAGTAGAATTAAGTGATGAGGAATTTGAAGAATTGGAAAATCGTAAAGCTGATTAGGACATCATACTGCTCCCATAGAATGTGGGGCGTTAACGTAGAAGAAAATTACTTAAACTACACATGTCTACACTGTGGTGTAACTAAACAAAAAAAGCGGACTTAGTGCCGCTTTTTTATTTAGTGTACATCCCAAAAAATTTGCCGTCTACTTATCAAAGATAGTACTGCCTGTGCGGTATGCTTTAATAACTTGTACAGGACCAGGTAATATTTCTCCTGCGTGTACTGCCCATTTAGCATCTCCTTTAAAAGGACCAGAGCGGAACTCATCATTTTCAGGATCATCATCAAAGTTTTTCTTGATGTCTGATACTAATTCATAAGAATCTTGTACTAAACTTGCCATAGGAATAGCTGTCTTAGTAAGTTTTTCAAATTCTAGTGGGTTAGTGTAGAAAGCAATATCTGTACGAAGGCGAATAGTCTGGTTTAATAACATATTAGTTAACATTTGGTCCTCATCATCGTCTTCTATAGCAGCTTTTAAAAGCAACGCTACTCCCATTAAACCTAACATAATGTGAAGCTCCATCATGTTTTTACGCATGTTGGCGGCGTCTACTTCACTAAACCTACCATCAAAGTTAGGCTTCATAAACATTAGCTTTCTAGCTAATTGTTTAAGAGAATACAGCGTATCTTCTACGGCAGAATACTGAGTTTGCATACCACCTAGTTTACCTGCAATTATTCCTACACCTGCACCTATTAAGGTACCGATACCTGGTAACATCATAGTACCTATACCTATACCTGCAGTAGTAAGCTGCCCCATAGTATAACTGCGGTACCTACCTTTACGAATATAAGGTTCATCCATACCGTAGCTTAGCATGTCATCTACTTTCTCGCCTTCAAATCTGTTGGCAAAACCTTCAAACATCCAAGTCCTAAACTGCGTTAGAGCTCTACCTGCGGCGGTGGATTTAACTTTGAGCTGATTGTTGTAATCACCGTGAGTCATCTCACTGATGCGTTTAATCTTTTGGATTACTTTAGGAATATCGGCATCTGTAGTATAACCATCTTTTAGCTTAGCATCTTGTCCCATAGCATCCCAAAGACTAACGTCATTACCTTCAGGGTCCTTAGCTTTCATGTCCATCATTACGGCAATCATGATAGGCGCCTGGTTTAAGTACTCAGAACGTTGTTGTAGGGTAAATGGTCCAAAACGCTTTAGTTTAGAAAGACTAGACTTTTGCGAGTTGTCAAACAATTCATTAGCAGATGTCTGTAAAATATCCCAATCATCCATCAAGCTTCTAATCTTAGTAGCAACACCGTTAGGATCATTAAATAAAATATCAGCTGATAAGTTTCTACCTATAGAATTAAGAGTAAGAATATAAGCTCTACGTAGATTAGCAGTTTTCATTAACCTACCGTCAGCTGCCTCAATCATGTTAGCAATTGCGCCAAAACCGATGTTTGAGAAACTACTCATTAAGTTCCACCCTAATCCTTTTAAAGTGCTAAACTTTAGAGCAGTATCTACAACACCACTCATAGTACGGTAACCCCCTAATGCATCGATTTGTGCTTGTAGAAAAGTTTTTTCGTCTTCATCTTCTTCTTCAGCAAGTAGTTTTTCTAACTCTTTTTTGCGAAGTTCTTCTTCTTTAGTGTAGAGTTTAGTTTTAGTAACGCCTTCTACTTTACGAGTACCAGTGCCGTAAAAAGTTTTAAGGAAGAAATCTAAACCATCATTTAGGTTTTGGAGATCTTTTTTAACAACCGCTTGAGTTTCTTTACCTACAGTTTTAGTCTGTATTTGTCCTGCACGGTTAGTCTGCAATTCTTTACGTTGTCTAAATGCTTGCTCTACTAACTTAATCTGCGGTTCGATATTAGTCTTGTGTTTGTACGCCAAGACATTGAGCGCATATGCTTTAAGCACCTTACTGATATCCCAAGATTTGTCTTTAGATAACATGTCTCTAGCCTCCTCTTTAAATCTTTTACGATCTTCAGCTGTTGGCGGGTTACCAGTCTGTTGTCTAAATGCGATACTTTTTTCGCGCACTAAATCATTAACTCTAGAATCAGTATCTTGGATATATTGTATCTGCACACTTTGCTCGATATCGCCTGTAAGCGGATCAATATCAGAAGTAATGCTAGTAGCAAAGTCAGTAGTAGTTTGTAATTCCTTAAATTTATTCCATAGTGGTGTAATGCCTACCATCATTCCTTTTTCGGAAAATAAGTCTAGTAAACTTTTTTCTAAAGTAGGAAGTACTCCCACTCCCATAATACGTTTTTTCTGTGGAGGAAGTACATAGTTTAAGTTTTTAAGCGTCTCTTTAATAAAATTATGATAAGCTAAAAGATCTTCATCGGCTTCAATCTTATCAAAGTTTTTATCATACCATCCTGTTTCTTTACCTGCTGAAAATCTTTTAGGTACCTGGATAATATATTCCCTAAGACCATGAACTGAATAATAAGTATTGTCTGACTTTATACGTAAAGACGGATCCTCTTGCATGTCCATTGTAGCATAAGGAGAGTTTTCTCGCAACCAGTCTCTAAACTTAGCATCCTTTTCATCTTGGGACCAAACAGGATTATTTTGAATACTATCAAAAACTACAGTACGTTCTTGTTGGAATTTGTCTATTTTCTTTTTAGCCTGCTCGAAATATAAATCGTATCCTTTTTGACCTAATTGTTTTTTTAGTTCCGCAATATGTGCATCTTTTTCGGCTTCTGTAAACGTTTTATAGTTATACAAAAACGTATCTGGCATAAGACTATCTTCAGGTATGCTATCAGGAAATAGCATACGTGGATCAAACATAATAGTGTTTGCCTTTGTCCAATCAAAGAAGTTTTTAATTAGCGCCGAGTCTTTTTTAGTTTTTCCTGTATTTGTGTCGCGACGATTAAATGCTTGGTCAATTAGTTCATTACGTTTTTTGTAGAATTCATCAGAAAATCTATCTACTAAACGACCTGTTTCTAATCCTGCAGCAGTGCGTTGCTTTAAAATATCATAATTATTACCAGATTTTTTAAGAAACTTAGTAGTTAACTCATCTAGTTTTTTAAAGATATCATTTGCTTCTTGTTGTGCTAAAATATTAGCACGTTCTACAGCACTAAATGCAGAACTCAACATTGGATCTCCTAAACGAGAAAGATTAAGAGTTTCTACAGAAAGTTTATTAGCATCAATAAGGTGCTTGTAAATTTCATCTTGTGATAAATTTCTACCAGAGTGTTCTCGCACAAAAGCAGTAACATGCTGGCGAGCTAGAGTTATTAGTCTACTTTGTAAGTCTGCTGCTTTAGCAGCGCGGCCCCTAAACTCTTCACGAATTGCTGGAGTATCAAACTCATACTGATCGAGAATAATGTGCTCATCTGCAGGCGTTGAAAAATCACCTGCCTTAATCCATAAGTTTACAATACGTTGTGCGTAAGTAAGGTCGTCTGCACTAACAGCAGGATTTTTAAGCAGCTCTTCTACTTCTTTTAACTGTACATCACCAAACTGTAGTACTTCTTCAAATCCTTCAATACCTTTAGAACGCACAATACGTCCTTCAGCCTCATCAAGTTCTTGTTTAAGTTCTATGATGTTACCTGTAATAGTTTTCTTCTTATCAGCTGTATCAGCTTTTTTAAGCAAATCTTTTTGACGTATAAACTCTGTTTGGAGTTTTTTAATACGAACTTTTTCAGAAGCCTCTACCTGATACGGCGCAGATGGAATGATATCTGAGCTATCAAATAAATCTAGCTGTCGGACCTGCTCTAAAATCGATGCGTTTGGATATGTATTAACTAGATTTTCTACCGCCATCGGTTCTTGACGGCGTAGATCTCTTAGTTGTTGCTGTGCTTTGTTTACTGGTAGGTAGTTATACTTCATTTCTATCTTGAAAGTATTACCCCAAGCACGTGTAGCTTCAAAACTATGAGACGTGTTATTACGTTGGTTGTAGTTTCTTAGCTTACTTGCTAATCCTGCAGTGTTTTCTAGAGTTGGTTGGAAGCCTACAGCTTTTTTAATTTCTGTTGTAGGTCTTACATCTGGCATTTGGAAATCGTTGAAAGCAAAAGCTCTGTGGGCGAGGTCTTCTCCCACTTGCTTTACTAGCATTTTCCATTCTTTACTGTTTTTATTGGGACAAGCTATAGCCATTGTAAATTATTTACCACAAATTAACAAATATTTTTGATACATGTCTTCATCCATTTCTCTTGTTGCAAGAGATTCATCGGAGAAAGCACGGTTGAATAAATCTAAATCTTCTGGAGAAGGACCTTGGTCATCTTTATCACTAAAGTTAGATGGGAAAGGTTCTGAAAGACTAGTACCTCCTGTAATTTTACTCATGTTTAGTCCCTGAGAAAACTTATTAGGATTAGAAGCATCTATAACTAATTTCTCAGAAGCTCTTGACATAGCTACGTAAATCAATGATTGTAACTCTGAACCTACTTGAACATCTCCCTGCATTAATTTAGAAGAAGATCCTTTTGGTAAGCTAATTGCGTCAAAGAATACATTTTTAACAGTCGATCCTTGAGATTTATGAATAGTTACAGCATGTCCGTAGTCTATCCCTTTTTCTACATATAACTCAGGATTACTACGACGAATTGCACTATGAGTAGTTGAGTTATATTTTTCTAATTTATTAGTATTTGGGTTGTAGATATAATCATCTCCTAATACATTATTAGCAAAAAACTTAGCCGTCTCATTTTGTGCTGCATAATAGTCTGTCCATTTTCTTGGATTCTTTAATGCAGCTTGTTTAGCTTGATACAACCTAATAAATGTCTCACTGGCTTCTTTATTATTTTTTTCATAATCCTCACTATTCAAGTCTTCAAAATTAAATGAGTCTGTTGCATTTAGTTGCAAGTATCTACCTCTACTATTTGCAACAGCGCCTTGAACTCCTAGTTCTTGAAGTTGTTTTAATTTTTGTGAAGAAGCTGAGATTACGTAAGCACTCCCATCTTTTTCTACTTTATCTATAGTATACCGTATACTATTAGCTATATCGCCTTTTTCAATTTGTTTAGATGAGTATCCTAAATATCCTACAATAATATCTCCTTCTTGCGGGTCACCTTCTCTACCTAGCAATCTTCTAATTTTAGAATTAGTACCTTCAACTGCTTTATTAGTATACGAAATAACTAAAGTATTTTCAGGATCTTCTTTAACAGTAGCTACTAATTCGCGATTATATGCAACATCGGATAAATACTTAATCTCTTCAGTATTTTCTACACGAGGAATGAGATTTGTTTGGGTATTACGTAGTTTAGTAAGAACTGATAGAATGCTCTCACTTTCTGTACGTTTAACTTCTGTTAAAGTTACTTGTTCGTTATCTGTAAAAGCTTTAGATACTTGTTTAAGTGTAGGATTAGTAACGTCTACTTCAGGGATTTGTTTAATATCTCCCATAAAGATGATTTTAATATCCTGTTTTTTGATAGCATCTTTAATTAATGCATAGTCCTTAGCACTTAGCATAGATACTTCATCAATTACAATGATATTGTCAGCAAACCCTAATCTATCTTTTAGTTTTCTTGTAGGTCCTGCAGCTTCTAGTCCCGTATCTCTATCCTTTATTTTAGCAAAAGCTGATTGTACAGTCATTGGTAATTTTTTATTACCAGATTTAACAGTAGCAAATGCTAACTCTGCTGTAGCTGCGTGTGTAGGAGCCATGTACACAAAATTTGCGCCTGTTCCTAGGTACTTTTGTAGATAACCAATTACAGCAGTTTTACCTGTACCAGCAGCTCCTTGCAAAGTAATATACTTTTCTTCTGATTTAGCAAAATCGACTAAACGTTTAAGAGCTTTATCTTGTCCTTCTGTAAGTACAAATTCTGTATCTATACTTTTACCTTTGTACTCAAATTTGTTTTGCGTAGGAGCAGCATTTCTTCCTGCTAAATCTTTTTTAGCAGCTTTAATAGCTTGTTCTAAAGTTTCTACTCGCTCAGAAATAATTCCGTCTTCTTTTTGTTCTACATCATAAGTACCGTCTTCGGCTTTATAAAAACGGTAGCCTGCTTCTTCTAGTTTACTTTGCTCTTCAAGAATATTAGTAGATGTAGTTGGAACTAATTTAAACCCTACGTAAGTTGCTGAACTATATGTTTTTCCAGTTGCATCTTCTGTACCAAAAAACTCTCCGTTCTTTATTGTTCCGTAAATCATTATCACCTTATCACCATCTTCTAAAGTAAGACGCACTCTTTTAAACACTCTATCCGCTGACTTACTTTTCTTAGTAATAGTGACATTACTCATTTTGGCTACTCTAAAAGTTTTATCCTTGTATAATCCGTAATCAGAATAAACCATAGATCCTACTTTAATCTCATCTTGTGCTGTAGGAGTTTGTGTGCTAATGTTAATATTAGAAGTAAGCCCTGGAGCGGGTTCAAAGAATATACCTCCTTCAATTTCTTTACGTTGGGTAGAATCAATTAGGTCAATAGTTTCTTTAACTGCAGAAGCTAAAGCAGTACCTGGTTTAATGTCAATACCCAAAGAGTTTAAAAGTTGTAACAACAAATCTTTGAGCTTATCCATCATAGATTTGTCTTCTACTTGCACTTTATTTAACCATGCTTGAAAACCTTGATCAGTAAGCGCCATGGTAACAAACTCTGTAAGCTTGATAGCACCGTAGTATTTACTTCTATCTGCAGCATCTGCAAATGGTTGTCTTGTAGCAGGGTCTGCCTTTGCCCAAATATTATAATTATCAATAAATGTTTGCAGCGCATTTCTATTTCCTGCATTATCTAAATAATTAATATAACTTAGTTGCAAAGCTTTTAAATTATCGATAATATTTATTTGCTCTGCACTTAGATTATCTGTATTACCGTTTTGATAATCTCTAATTGCATCACCAGTAAAAGTATGTATTAACTCATGAGCTAAAGTATTAGCAACATCATTAGCGGTTTTATGGTTACTATGGTTAATATTTATAGACAATGTCTTATTATCATAACTATATTTTCCTTTAAGACCTGCTTGTTTAGAAAACTCAAACTTAAATCCTTCTGGGAATGTTAATCCATGTAACTTTTCTAAAAGTAGTCTATTAGTAGTACTAACAGTAGGGTCGGATAGTAATCTATCGATAAGGTCATCGAGTGCTCGTTTACCTGACATGTTTGTATCTACACCTAGTTGATTAGGTGGAGTTTGTTGTACAGGATTGTTTACAATATTAGGATCAAATGTCTTAGTAGGTTTAACAGGAACACCTTGGATTGTGGTACCTGGAGCAACTACGCTTGGTTTGTTGTCTTTAATCTTAGGTTGATAAACAGGAACAACTACAGCATTCTGTGAGTTATACTGTGTAAAACCATAAGTACCTTGTAGTACAGGAATACGGTTGTATTTACGAGTAGATTCATCAAACTCGTATAATGCGTACTTAGATTTATTATTCTTATTATCATCTTTGATAGTTAAGAAATGCGTCTGTGTCTCAGTCATATCTCCAGATACAGGATCTACAACACTTACAAAATTTCTTTCTAATGCTTCTTTATCTAACTCAAATGATTCTGGAACTGTACTTACTTTACCTTTTAAGTCGCCAAGAGATATTGTTTTAGCAAGGTTTGGATTATTTTGAATGTATTGACGAGTAAAACTACTAGGCATGCTATAAATAGGGTTGCCTAAATCGTCAACTATTCCACCAAAAGTACGTTCAAAATCAAAAGGAATTCCTTGCAGATAGTTGCCAAATCCTAAAGTTTTTAAGTATCCAATAGGAATATAGCGCATGTATTGTTTAGAACCTTGAATACCGCCCTCTAAGAAGGCCGCTGTGATAAGATCTTGGGCAAGAAGTCTAGTAGTATATTTAATACCATTAAAATCATTGCCTTCGCTATCTACTAAAGGAACGTTTTTAGAAAGTAAGTATGCAAAACCTGCATAAATACTGCGCTCGTCAAAGTTAGCGGCGTTACTTGATTCAAAGTTAATTCTTGAAACATCACCATTACTGTTAAAGTTAAACGTAAGTTTGTTTAAGAATTGGTTATTTTGGTACCAAGGTTGAGTAGATAACTCTTGTAGTATAGTAGCAAGACTTTTGTTCTCACCTTCTTTATCGATAAATAGTCTTGCTCTTTCTTCATCTGGATTGCCTAAAAATAAACTACTTCCCTCATTAGAATAAAAGTAAGACTTAATATCTTGAAAAATATCGTTTTGTACATCAGCTAATCTTGTACTACTAGCAAACACTTTGTCTCCACTAGGAATATGCTTGAGGATTTCTTTAAATGTTTTCTGGAATCCGTCAGTATTATATGGAAAATACGTAGAGTATATTTGATCAGCAAACATAGTTCCGTACTTAGAAGCGTAACCATTTATAGTAGTAGGCGTAAACTCTCCTTCTTCTATTGTGCCTAGTAACTTACCAGCGTTAAATACATTAGAGAGTGGTAGATTTTGAATCTGAGTTACTTTAGTATTTGTTTCTAGCAAAGACTTAGGAACTCCTTTAGAAGCAGTGTTAACAGCTGACTGTATTTTCTTGATCTCTGCACCTATTCCATCAAGTTTAATAAACTTATCTAGGATCATTAGCTGACCAATATTATAATCAGTAGACTTAGTAGGATTAAACTTATCACCTTTTAGGTTTTCTAAAAGTTGTTCTCCAGACATGTTGCCTAGTTTTTCGTAAGCTAACTTTTGACTTTCTGAAGCACCTTCTAACTTATTTTCAGGATCGTATTTTTTAGTAAGCTCTTGCATCAACTCTGCTTGGAAGTCGGCGTTATACTTACTAGTAGTAGAACGGTTAGATTTTATTCGATCCAAATATTCCCAAATAATATCTTGGGTAATTAATCCTGCTATATCTGTCTCTTCAAAACCAAAGATTACCATAGCACGTATTGCGCTAAAGGTATCTGCGTTGATGTTCAGTTTATCAAGGATTTGCTCTTTTTCGTTATCCACTGCAGTAGACTGTAATGCTCGGATAATTGCTGATTTAAATTTAAGAGATTCTTTTTCTTCTTTAGTAAGTTCACGTTTCTCTGCTTTAGCTTTATTAATAAGAGCCTGAGATTTAAGAGTATACGGATTAGACATATCTCCTTTAGAAACAAATTCACCAAAAATTGCTACGGGCATATTAGCCTCCATTAATTCTGCAGCAGTAGGAATACGTGGATTCATTGGTGTACCAAATACTTCTGCATAAGTTTCAGCGTCTAAGTTTTGATATACTAAATCTTTGCCTTGCGCACTGGCATTAAGAGTGGAGTCAAGGGAAAATGCACCTACTCCATCTTTACCTGCTGTTGCGTTAATATACTTAGTACGTTGATAAATATCTGAAAGAATAGTAATAGGTACAGGGTTGGCGCCTTTTTCAGAACGTATTTTACTTACTTCTGCAGCTAGATCTGTGAATTCTCCAGAACCATCAAGGGCAATAATACTAGCAATCACATCAGGATTAGTACTAGTCATAATGTCTAGATGGATATCTAAGATCTTATTTTGCTTAGCAGCTACATAAGAACGGTTTAACACTGATATACGATCAATTAACATTTTTATATCATCCTGAATTGCTATAATCTCACTTGCTTGCTGTGCTAATACAGGATCTATATCGTTTTTCTCTTCATTAGAGTCTACAGTATTTTTAATGTAGTCCTTTAGAATTTTATTTTGCTCTTTAGTAAGGTTTAAACTTTCTCTAAGATCTTTTAAAGATTCTTGCGCAATTTTAATCTGCGCTTCTATTTTCTTAGGATCTGATAAAAAGTTAGTGTAAAGTTTACCATTTTGATAATAGTGATTGTACATGTATGTGTACAACTTATCGACGTCAAAGTCGGATCCCATTTGCTTAGTAAAGTCTCTAGGAGCTAGTATCAAATCTCCCATTGCTTCTGGTAAAAATCCTACGATTTCTACTGCAGCCATAGAGTTACGGCTTTGAGTAGGAATACGGAATCCAAATAGTTGAAGTAGTTTTTCAGGAACTTTAGTAGTATCTAGTATCTTACGGCCGTCTTCATCTACAGTCATAAATTCCTCAATGCTTAGAATTTCTCCACGCTCATTACGAAATTTAAATGGAATCATAATTTGAGCAGGCAACATTTTACCTGTTGTAGGGTCTATACGCAATGGTTGTAATCCCTTAGTAGCATCAAACTTAGAGGTAAATACGATAGCAGAGTCTTTTAAATATCCTGTTGCAGCGTCACCTTGTTTAATACCTTCTTCGGAACCAAGTACGTAAGAATTTCCTGCAAACTTTTGCTTGACAACTTTATTAGTAACGAGTGACGTAAGTAAACTTTCGAACTTATCAGCATAAGGAGAAGCCCATAAAGGAATCTTAAAGTTTTGTTTGTCTTCTGTTAACTCTAAGGCAGACAGCATGTTAGGTGCGTATCCCTGACGAGTTTTAATTTCTTGAGCAAGAATTTCTGCAAGTTTGATTGCTGGGATTGTAGTTCGTTCTATGATTTTCTTGTCAGCAACTTTTACTTTGGCACTATCTTTTTTAAATCCTGGTAGATTTAGTTTGTCATTAGCAACTAAAGTATCTAAAAGGCCCTCATTTAAAAGTGCCTTAAATTCATTTTCAGAGACCCAACGACCTCCTACAAAATACTGACAAGCCATAGCAATTATTTATTAAGTAGTTCTTGATCGAACAACAACATGTTATCAGTAAGCGCTAGACGTGCAAGCAAATCCATGTATTCACCTACTGCTCCTACTTGATGAGTAGTAAAATCTTGTAGCAATAATCTTACTTTCAAAGAAAGATCCATTTTACATGCAGATGTTTCGTATGCCATTAGCAAATCACGCTCCATCTCGTATGCCATTTCTAAGGCACCTTTAACATCTGTGCAATCACATTGCACAGCATCTAAAGCATCGGTAGATAACTCACCTCCTAGATTATTACAGAACTGCTCGATCTTATTGTAATGATCACGTTCTCCTAAAGACTCTTCTGTAAATAACTTTTCAGCGCCAAAGTAACCAGCAGTCTTCATACGGTTTGCTAAGTGCAAATACGTATGAGAAGCAGTAAGTTCTAGACGTCCGAATTTATTAAGTTCTTTTTGTTCGATATCGGTAAGTAGCTTTTCCATTAATCACAATTTTTAAACTGGTCATTCTCGTCGAAGAAGTAATTAATCTTAGAGTCTACTAAGCCCTCAACGATTTTATCAAAGTTTTGATTTATAAAGTTAATTCTTTCTAGGTTATCAGCACCTATTTCGTCCTCAAATTCTTGTAAAGCAGTCTGTTTCTTAATCGGCGATTTGATTTTAGAGATAGCATCCATCTGTTCTGATATCTTTGTAACCATCTCTGGATCCACTTCTACTTCATTAAATTGTTCTAAAACATTATCTGGGGTAATTTCTTCGTAAAGACCTAAACGTTTAGCAAGTTTTTTCTGATTGTACTCAAATAAATCTTGGTATGCGCTATTGTATTCATTCATTAAGTCTTGACCCGTTTTATCTTTAGTTATTTGGACATCTAATAAGTCTACAAACAACAATGCTCGTTCTTGGGTACCAACGTTGACTTCATTTTTCTCTCGGCTATACGGTACATCTTGCTGAATCCTAAAGTTACTACGATCTAATACTAAAGTATTCTCAGGTTTAACTTCAAAGTTATCTAAAACATTACCATTGTCGTCAAACGTTTTAATCTCATTAGTAACAGCTCCTACTTTGTTAGCAGTACCAAAAGATGCTCTAACGAATTTAGGTTGTCCGTCTGGACCTATTTCATTAGATACACTCTCTTCGTACTTTTCTAATCCTTGACGGATTTTGTCTATCTGCAAACCTGCAGTAAACTGTGGAAGTAGTGGAAAGCTGGAAGACTTAATGTATACACGGCGGTCTGCATTGTCTTCTACACTAGTCATGTTACCTACATACACAGGTTTCATAGGCTGCATTACTAGGCCTAACTCTTCATATGTAAGTTCTGTGTTTTTGTTTATAATGCCTGCAGATTGCTGAGTAAGCTTCTTGTTAATAGTGTTAAATTGGAAATCTGTAAGGCGTCCCAGTTGGTTTAGTACATATAAATGCTCTTTCCAAGTAGTATATTCCTGAGCATCGGATCCTTCTATTTCACCGTAACCCTTTTTGCCGTCACTATAGTCTTTGTTGATCTTTTCAAAAAATTCTTTTTGTATAGAATCTTTAAGGTTATTACTCTTGAGTTTTTTATCTTGTAAAAATACTTGTATATATCTGTTGTTAGCACTATCTGCTAACTCTAATCCTGGTGCAATATCTCCAGCAAGACGTTTACCCATATTGATAAAAGTTGCTGATAGATTCTCTAAAGAACTATTACCGTCTTTAAACTTAGCATACAATGCAGGATCACCTGTAAACAACTTCATCATTTCGCTGTTAGCGATAAGGGAGTTGAATACATAATCTGTAGCAGCAAAACGTACCCTAGCAGCTTCTCCCACACCTTTAGCAATGTTAGACATGTAAGTAGCATCTAAGAAAGTGTACTTATCAGTTACACGTCCTTTAGCATCTTTTAAAGTTTGTCCTATACCAAGGTTGTTCCAGTCTTCTAATTTTCTATCTACTAAAGTATTAAGAGTTTCTTGCAAATACCCTAGTACAGCCTTTTTAACTTCTGGGTTAACTACAGCATCGTCACCTGAACGAACAAGGTCTCTGTAGTTTTGTGTAACACCATTTACTTCTACTGTGAAATCGTTTAAGTCTGGAAAGAAATAAAAATACTCAGGTTCGTATCCTGCAATATCTGATTTTCCTGCCAACACTGCAGCACGGATTCTGTTAATCTCTGGCTGTACTACTGCTTGATAAAGGCTCTCTAAGTTGGCATCAGTGACACCTTCTGGCGTTACAACTACTTGTTGAGCTAAAGCATTGATTACCAGCATTGTAGTCTTATCCGACATTGTAGGATAGAAATAAGAAACTTTTCTATAAGTCTTGCCGTCAGCAACTTGTTTGCTTCCGTTAAAGAACATGCCTAGTTTTACTAACTCGTGTTCGTCTACAGTAAGTTTGTTTAGCTTACGACCATCTTGTGATTTAGTGTATTGACGTTTAAGAGCTTCAAGAGACAAGTAGTCTACTCCTAAAGAGCTTCTCATTAAATCTCCTGTCTCACCATCTTGAGTAAGCGCTGCTAACCACAAACTGTCTCGTGTAAAGGAGATTTTTTGAAGCTTGTCGATCAAATCTTGATTGATAAATTTCTTATTATCACTATCGTAAGCAGTAAGATCTCGCACGCGGTTTACTAGGTAATTATTATTACCGTAAGAATAGATAGTTTTAGTACCTGCACGAAAAGAGTTGCTGAATGTGCTAGCAGTGTTAAGCGCTTCTAGTTTAGACAACGCTTTGATTGCAGAATCTTTTAGTAAAGACCTGTCAGCTATTGCCTCTGGGTTATTAGCAAGGCTTTTGAGTTCTTCTTTTAGAACTTTAACTAATCCTGAGCTAGCAGTAAAGAGTCCTTCCCAAGATTTACGACCAGAGTTGCTATACTTTCCAGCTCGTAGGTCTTTGTAAGTTTCATCAGAAAGTGTAATACCAAAATTGCCTAACCACTTAGCTAACTCTTCGTTAGTTACATCTTTAGGATTTTTTTCCCACTCTGTAGCCGTAGTTACTAAATCGTTTATTACTTCTTGGTTAAAAAGATAATCACCTTCTTCATTAACAAGAATAAGATTACTACCTTGTTTCATCAAGTTGCTTCCCCAAGAATCTCTAAGACGTTCTTCAATAGCACTAGAGTTACTTGACCAACGTTGTAATGTGTAGTTACCATACTTATCCTTGCTCCACATAATGAATTTCATTCCGATATGATGTTTAGTCGCATCTGATACAAACTCATTTTTAATTTTTTCTGGAGCTTTTTCTAAATTATCTATAACAGTTCTTAACCATGGAAATGCTTCTGTGTACAGTTCTAAAGTATCCATTAAAATGTCTAAGTCAGCAGGTTTATTTGCTAACAACATTTTAAGAGTCTCATAAACTTGATCAAAAGGAATAATTTCTGGAAACCCTAGTTCGCTAGTTTTTACTTCTCCTGCATTATCTCTTGCTTCTACAAATGCAAAGAACTTACGTAAGTCGGCACTTGCTGTAGCTTTTGAGTTGATAGTAAACGCCCAGTCGTCTGAATAGATTGTCTTTTCTAGACCTACTGCTTCTTCATTTTCATCAAGGTCCATAGCTTCGTCTACTTTTCCTGTAGTCAATACACTCATGTATTGATTTACTAGGGTCTGTAGTTTAGGAAACTGATCGACAATTTTGTCAAGCACCGCAGCTTTTTTAGGTAAGCCATTGGCTCTGTAAAACTCTGCAAGTTGTTTTAAGGATTCTTTATGCTCTTCAAATATCGGAAGAGTTTCTATACTTTTTTTGCCACCAACTTCTTTTTGAGCCAAAGCTCTTTTCATAATATCTGCAGCAATGTACGCTTGCAAAGACTCTTGTGTACGAGGACTAACGCCTTCCAATAGTAGTTCTCTAGCCTCAGCAACAATAGTTTCTACTTCGCCTTCTTCTAAAGTTACTAGCGCATCGTCAAAAGTCTCTTCTGATATATCAGTACTGTCTTTAGTATTACCGTCAACTTTAACTGTTAATCCATTAGGCAGCGTAATAGTACCTGGTTTTTTTGTAGAACGGTCTTTGTATAGCTCGAAAGCTTTTCTAAAACTATCGATTGCTTCTTGTCTAGATTCAAAACCTTGTTGTAAAGCTTGGTTTTCATCTTTAAGAAATACTCCATCATCAATATTCTGCACAACAGCTTCTAAAGTTTGGAGTACCGAAGCAGGAGACTCTGTTTCTTCTAGTTGTGCAATAATTTGCTCAGCGTTTTCAGTAACAGTATCTGCAGCAGGTGTTGGAGTAGGAACTGTGGGTTGTGCAGCAGTAGATTCTCCTAAAGCAGCAAGTTCTGCGTCAATATCAGAAACTGTTTCATTATACCATTCCTCAAAAGTTTGTGTAGTTTTACCAGACTGTCTATCCGCTATAAACTCCCTAAATCTATCAAGTGTATTAGTCATAGCTACAATTCCTTGAGCTGCTAATTCTTGTATAATTTCATTATCTGTTTTACCATTATTGATTTTTTTATCAATGCTCAATCCTACTCTTTTTATATCAGTAGAATTTCTTTCAAAATTTGAATTAGCTCCTGTAGCATTGTTTCTTTGAAAAGGTTGTGAATCAATAGTTCTTGATTTATTTCTTCTTTTTTCTATGTCAGCTTTTTGAGCTTCAATGTCGGTAGATGGTGCAGTAGGTTGGCTTGCTGGCGGAGCACTTGGCGGTGTTGCTGTAGGAGCAACAGGTGCAGGCTTAGGCAATTGATTGGCTGCAAGCTTTTGTGTCTGCAGTTTACCTGCAAACTTAGTATCAAAAAGAATAGTTGGCTGAATAGTATAAACCCACTTAGGAGCATCTTCTGTGCCGATATTGGCAGAGATTACGTTACTCTTTGTAGAGCTTTTAATTTGATCTAAATAGCTACGTGTTTCTGTCTCTCCTTCTTTGTTTAGTACAATTACCGCAGGAATGTTTTCTTGAAGAGCTTCAATTCTTACGTTGCTTACCATTTTTGCTAACACATGTCGAAGCTGTGTAAGGCTTGCAGCGTTTCGTTTTTTACCAAAGTTTGATCCTTCAAAGTTTCTTGAGATTACTACACCAAATCGTTGGACTTCAGTACCATCTTGTTGAACATATTTATTCAACATAGTTCCTGGAATACCAAACTCGATGCCTGTTTTAGTAATAGAAAGTAAAGGCGTTGTAGATTTTAAAACACCGTTAGTTCCTCCTTTCATTAACAGATTCTCAATAGATTGTCCTTTAGCAGGAAAGATATACGTAAACTGTTTAACGTAATCTGAAAGTCCTACTGAATCTGTAATATCGTAACCTGTAGCATCACCAATAGCTTTAACTACAGGATTATTAGGATCTCCAGTAAGGTGTGCTTCAACTGCTAAAACAATAGAGTTAACAGCTTCAGCTGCTAGCCTAGTGCGCTCTAAAGGAATAGCTAAAAATTTATCGGGACCTACTTTAACTACAGCATAAGGACGACCGTCTTGTGTCTTTTCTTTATTTAAGATTACGCCTTTTTTACCTAAAAGGTTTTGCTTAGAGTTAGGATATTTAAGGTCTCCGTCTTTACCTACAGCAATAATTAACTTGTCGTCAGGCATTGCTTCTGAAAGCGGTAAAGTTTTGCCATCAGCAGTTTTAAACAAACGACCAAAGCTTTTATAGTTTACTTTAGATTTAACCGTTCCTTTTGCAATAATAGATTTACGGATTAAGTAATTCTTTTGACGGTCTTCTGCAATTGCTTCAGGAGTGTTGTCTAAGTTCTCTGCTTTGTACCAAGAGTTGTCATGTACATAGAACACAGTTTCTCCTGACTCAAGAGTAACTTTAATTGGAACCTCAGCAATGTATTCAGGTAATTGGTTTAGGGGAATATTACGGTTCTCAGCAATTTGACGTAGTTCTGCTAAACGTAACGGCCATCCGATTTTCTCACGGGTATTGCTGTTAGGGTCGTATTTGTCTCCTTCATAGTCATTATCTACAGACATAATTAGTTTGGTACCTGGCAGTAATGCATCAGGATCTAATACTAATTGGTTGTCTTCTAAGGTATCCGTAAATTCTTCACGGTCTACAGAAAGTACTTCTGTAGTTTGATTAAATTCTCTAGACAAAAATGCTGCACGGTTATGTCCTTCTGCAGCTCTATCGTAGCTATAAATTAAATTACCATTGACATCTTGGCCTATTAAATAAGTCTTGTCATTTTGGTTGAGGGACTCTGCAGCATTAGTAGTACGCTTAGCTGCTTCATCAGCTTCTTCAGCTGGACGAGGTAATCCTTCTGGTAACTCTGTTTCAGAATCTTTGTTATTCTGATCGTTAGCATCTTTAGCATCTGTACTTTCTTCATCCTCATCCTGATTAAATTGATCAAGTGGATTCTTCGGTGGTGCAGTAGGATTTTTTAAACGCTCTAAATGCTCACTGTGCTCTATACGAAGTTGGTCTTTTTTATCTTGGCTAATTTCTGCATCTTCTATTGCTTTTTGAATCTCGTCGTAGTTTGCATCTATAGAAGCTTTAATTTGAGAACGCAACTGTTGCATTGTAAGCTCAACTTGTTTTCTTTTTGCAGTTGCGGCATTACTTTTTTTGATAGTATCAATTTTTGCTTCTGCAAGTTGTCTAAACTGCTCATCGTCAGTTTGATCCATTAATTTTTCTACATCAGGAATAGTTTGTGCGTTAACTAATTCAGCATTAAGAGTTTTAAGTAATTCTTTTTTAGCTTGTTTAGCTTCATATTCTTGTTGATATTTTCTACTAGTAAGTGTAGTAAACTCTTCTTGATTGCTTTCTATTAATTTATTTAATAGCTCTTCCTGCCCTTGATAACCTTCATACTGCTCGTATTCAGGAGTATTTTTGACTTCTTTTAAAAACTTGTTGTAAGTTTTTTGATTCTCTTTAGTATCTCCTTGATTATTTTCAATATCGCTAAGTACATAGTTAAGAGGAACTTCTTTCTTTTTTGGAGTACGTTTTACCTCAACACCTTCTACTTTATCAATCTGATCGTACTCTTCCGTAAACTTATACTTCTGAGCAATGTCACGCACTTTTTGTGCGTAAGCAACTTGAGCATTCTTAGTAAGAGTACCTGTTGTATTTGCTTGACGGTCTAATCTTTGTTTGGCTGCACGGTTATAAAAAATCTCATCGGCGTTTTTATACTCTTCAAAGTTATTATAGACTTCTTCTAATTCTTTTAAATTTTCTAAAGCTTTTTTAGCATTAGCTAAATATTCAGGACCTACTTCTGCAGGATCCTTAGCCATTTCTTCTTTAAGTTGCTCTTCTAAGATATCTGTAGTACCAGATTGAAAAGCTTTTAATGCAGTGTTTTCAAAAAGTTTTTCTCGAATTTCTTGCACTTTAGCATCATCTCCACGATTTGCAGCATCAAACAATTCTTGTTCAAATTGCATGCGCTCGTTGATATTCATTAAAGCATCAGTAACTTTAACTCCGTTTTGTTTAAGTTCTTCAATTACTTTTTGCTGTCTCTGATATTGCTGACGAAGATTTTCGTTATAACTAATTTTGTTACCATTTTCATCAAGAGTAGCACCTGGGCCATATTTACTAGACCTTAAAGCTGAAGTAATAGCAGTTTGTCCTGCTCCACCTATAGCTCCTAAAAAAGCAGCTTCTAAGCCTTCCATAGTACTAATAGCTTCAAAACCTTTTTTCATGTAATCCTTCTCACCACGTCCTTTAGCTTCTCCAGCTTTTTGCGCGACAAGGTTAACAGTTTCTTCTAAAGCTTCTTGCCCTGCTTCTAATCCTACTTTACCTAAAGTAGCTCCTAATGTAGGAGCAATAAGAAGGTTACGGGTAGATTTCATTGGGGTCAAGAATGCTTTTGCAGATGTAAGATTTAGAAGAATATTAGCACGGTTAATATTCATTGTAGTTGCAGCAGCTCTTGCAGCATCTTCTTTTGCTTCTGTGTCACTCTTACCTTTAGCTCTAGAATTTTGGTAAGTATTTTTATAAACCTGAGTAGCTTCAATAACAGCTTCTGCTTGGTTCATCATAGTAGCTGCACCAACTTGACCTACTACACCTCCTACAGTTTTAGCATTTTTTGCCCCCATTACAGTCGCTGCTAAACCACGAGCTAATGCTTTACCTCCTAATGATGCTAACTTACCTGCTCCCATACCTGTAGCAGCAAATGCAGTAATAGATTCTACAAGACCTTCGCCTCGTGTCATCCACCATGCAAAGTCTCCAAGTTGCATTGAACCACTAGGATTTTCTTCATAGATAGGTAAAGCTTCACTAGATTTTTCTTTAATACTATCTGCCCAATTAACAATAGAATTAGTTGCTGCTTCTTCTGCACTAAAATACCCAGGAAGATCTAACATAGCTGCAGCTCCTCCGATAATTTGAGGCACTATATTTACAGCAAGTCTACCTATTGCATTTCCTGCTTGTTCCCAATTAGATTGGTTTTCTGCTCTTAAAGTATTAAGAAAATCTGTATCAAACTGTCCTCCACGTAATGTATTACGATCTATGTAGTCTTCATATGCATCATAAAAATCTGGAGAATCAATGTTGTACATTGCATCTACTCCACTGTACCCTGCTATCCTGCCTCCAGCTTCTTCTTGTGCTTTTTCATAATCAGGAAGAACTCCTGATTTAATAGCTTCATTTTTACTTTGTTGTATTAAACTATCAAGTTTTGAAGTATCTGGAAGTTTATTAATAGGAGGCGTTGTATTTTTAGGCATAGCAAAAACTTTTATGTAAAAGTAAGAATTTTGTGATTACTTTAAGTACCTCTGTTCTGCAATCTGTACCTTTAAACCGTTTATATCACTAGACTTTAATCCAGTATCAACTTTTCCTGCAGGACTAATAACATAAGCTTTATAAATAGGATCGACGTTATTGCCTACATATTCTTTAACTAATCTAATATTTACACCTGTTTCTCCTGTTGGAATAGTTTCTAGTACTGCAGTTCTATTAGTATTATTTACTTCAGCTGCTTCAGCACTTTGTCTTGTTACGCTACTACTAGTCATTAAATTATAAAGACCTACTGCAGTTGTTTGAAATGTTTGATTTGCCAATGGATCAGAATCTTTTAATTGATAGTTCATTTGAGCCGTTCTACGTAAAATTTTCTCAAATAATGCTTCTTGTCCAGGTTTAGCCATTACTTCAACAGTATTAGAGCGTGTGTCCCCATCTTCATCTTTATAAGTATAAGGTATCTCCATAAATACTACATTACCACGCATACCAATTTTAGGAGTTTTACCTTCTGCTAATTTAGTACCTCCTGCCATTCTTCCTTCTTCATTAAATCCTGGAACATTTGCCCAACCTCTTCCTGTTAAAGGAGCAAATCTAGTTAGTTCACTAGCATTTAATAATTCTTGTCCTAGTGCAGCATCTACAACTTTATCTCCTACAATACGGGAACCCATTTCATTTCCTGAGAAATTTTCTTTATATGCTTTATCTTTAGCTAAGTTAATTGTACCACCTAATTCTTTAGAACCTGCTCTCGAAAAATCAAACCCGTTTTCTACAGCTTCTGTTAGACTTTTAAAGCCATAAGCTTTTGCAATATTATTAGCTGACAGCCTGTATTCTGCAGGTATGTAAACTTCTTTAGCTGAAGCAGAAGGAGTATATTCTACTACTCCACTTTCAATTAATTTTTCTACTGTTGTTCCCCAACTTTTTGCTAACTTTTCTACAGTACCTACATCAGTTAAAGTTTTTTCTTTTCCTAATGTTTGTATTTCTTCTTTAAATCCTTTTAATGAAGTAACACTGCCAGCAATTTGTTTAATTTGATCGTCAGCATCTCTAAAACGATTATAGTTTTCTTGCATTCCTTCGAGGGTTGTGCCTACCATTTGAGCAGTTTTAGTATTGCTTAACTCATTAAATACAGATGCAGAAGTACTTTGTTTAATGCCAGTAGCTAATCCTGCATTATATAATTTTCTGTGGAAATCAGTAGCATCTTTAGATTGTTGGAAGATAGCAAAAATTTGTTGCTGACGTGCAACAGCCATTGCTGGGTTAGCTTCCATATTTTTACGCAATTCAGAACCTTTAGCTCCCATTGAAAGAGCTCTCATATTTCCTCCAGCGATATTATTAATTTTTGTAATATTTGGTACTAAGCTTTTAGTTGCTAAATATCTATTTTGTTCTAAGTCTACACTTACTAATTCTTTAGTAGTAGGAGTAGTTCTACCTACTGTACCTTCTAATGTAAAATCTTTTCCTGAACCTGATCCACTAGTTGGTATTGCTTGGAAAGAATAATCAGTGCTTATATTATTTACTTTAAAAATTTGACCTAACTCAGCAGCATCATATTGATTAGCCATGTAATCTCTTGTATATAAAGCTTGAATAATATCTGGATTAGGGTTATTCTTTTGGTCTAATAAAAGCTGTTTAGTTTCTAATAGTTTTTGGTATTCTTCTGTATCAGTTTTTTTATCTGCTTCAGCTTTTTTAATTAATCTTTCATTAGCTGATAAATTTTTATCAATTAAATTATTTGCTAAGTTGTAGAAAGAAGCGCCTTCATCTTTAGCATATAAATAATCTTTAAAGTTATAAGCAGCATTTTCTTGAAGCCATGGCTTAAATCTATCAAGACTCATCATATAAGCTTCTACTGCTTGATCTATTTCTTCAGGTTTTAATTGCTCAAAAGAACTTTTAACAAATTGAGCTTTTTGAGAAGTAGGTTCAATGCCTAAAGTTCTTAAAGCTCCGTCCCATTCTTTAGCTTTCATTGCACTAGCGACTTTATATTTAGTATCGTCAAAGTCTTTTTGCATATCTGTGATTCTTCCTACTTTACCAGTAATAGGATTATAAGTTCCTGTAGGATTTTCTGCATCTCTTTTATAAGCAGTACCTCCTACATTTTCAAATTTTCGAAGCTCGTCGGTTCTCCATTGCAAATATTGTTGCTTAGTAATATCTCCTTTTGCTACACGAGCAACTTCTTCTTTATCCCGTTCTGTAAAAGTTTTATAATTTGTTTCTAGTGCAATACGTTCTGGATCTTCTAACCATAATCTATTAAGCTGTTTAAGTTTACTAGCAGCTTGTGTATAGTTTTTACTTTCCATTAAGTTAGTTACTAACTCATCTCGTTTAGTTCTATATAATTGTTCTAAAGCTTTTGCCTTTTCCTTTTCATAAGGAAATTCTAATGACGTTGCTTTAACATCAGCTTCTTCAATAGCAGCTTTTGTTAAGTCATATTTTTCCTGCATTTTCATTAATGGCTCTGCAAATGCCATTAAATTCAAAGGCTTATATTGAAATTGAGTAGGAGTACTATACGGAGTAATTGCCATGATTATGAATTTTTACCTTTATTTGCTCTACGTGCTGCAGCTGCTGCATTTAGTTTATCTGCAATACTTATATATCTAAAATTACCTGCATAGTCAGGAGCTATTGTTTGCAAATATTTTTCTTGTAAATCTGTGCTAGATAATCCTTGAGCAATTTCACTAGCTTGTGTTAAACCTGCAGCTAACATATTTTGTCTAGCAGATAAAGCTTGATCATTATACTGTTGAATAGCTAAATCTTGTGTCATATTATTAGACTCTACTTGAGCATTAAATTTATCTGCTTCCATTTTTTGAGCCTTGTCAAAGTTTTCTTTTTGTGCATAAATATCACGAATAGCTTGTTGACGCATATTAGCCATGTTGCCTAATGTAGCTAAGTAACTTCCTGCACCAGGTGCTGCATTTTTAGCAGCTTGCATTGCAGTACCATAAGCACTGCGGACTGCTGCTAATTGCGGATCTACGTTCATTTCATAAGGAGAAATTTTAGCACGAGACTGATAGTCGCTAACATCTAATTGATTTACTTTACCAAAAAGACCACGACCAATATTATAAAGTGCAGGTAATGCAGAAACTCCCGCTAAAATAGGATTTTGTTCTATAGATTCTAAACCTGTTTTTTTATCCATTTTAGTGAGCATTTTTCGTAATTCAGATGCCCACTCATCATCACTCATTCCTTCAGGTTTTACTAGACCATTACTTGCAGCAGCATTCATAATAGCTTCGTCTTCTTGTGCAAGTTTTTCTACTTCTAATAAATCAGTATCATCTCCTTCTTCAGCAACAACTTCAGTAGTAGATACATCAATAGGGTTACTTAAACTAGCATAATGTTCTTCTAAAGCTGCTTTTGCCATTTCAATATCTTGACTGTCAAACTTTCCATCTCCATCTGCATCAGCTCCTTCTGGCATAAAACTTTGAAGGATTATAGGATTATTTAATGCTTCCTCAATTGTAAGACTAACGGGAACTCCTTGAATATTAAATGTAGCTTTTGGTCCAGTAATAGGATCTAAAGAACTTCCTTCTGCAAACTGATTAGTAAACATACCAGTAGTAGGTGCTCCTAAATAGCCTCCCTGTGCCATGAAATTTCCTGCGACATTCATCGCTTTAGTAATAAATGGGTTTTGAGGAGCGTTCATTAATTTAGCAGCAGCTTTACTTCCTTCAAGAGCTCCTTCTGGGATTACTTTTTTATCTGGAGAACCACCAAAGAATGTACCGTACATTGAACCTAATTGTCCTACACCTTGTGCTACTTTATCTGTTTTTTCTCCTGTACCTGGCAAAGCAGCAACTCCGCTAGCTAATCCTTCTACTCCCTCGCTAATTGCAGATTTAGTAGTAGCACCTCCTGAGATAGCAGCACTTGTAATAGCTCCTGCTGTATTGCCAAAACCACGTACTGCATCTAAACGATCTGCTTGGCGGTCGTCTACTTCTCCTAATTGAGATAGTTTTTCGTATCCTTTGTCGGTAAGGCTATCAGTAAGACCAAATGTTAAAGTATCTAACATTCCTTCTCCGATGCCGTAAGCACCTGCACCAATACCACGAAGAGCCATCATGCCTCCACCTGCACCGTACATATGACCGCCCATGTTATACATCTTACCTCCCATGCTCATTATACCTTGTTGTTGCATTTGTTGCATCATTGCTGGGTCTATTTCTTGTGGCATTCCTGCTGGAGGAGCCATTTGTTGTTGCTGCTGCATTGCCATCTCGTCTGCCATTGCTTGTTGGTCCGCCATAGCTGCTTGATCTACTATTTGTAAATCAGGATACTTAGATTGCATTTCTGCAACAGCTGCTTGTTTTTCAGACTCTTTTTGCTGCTCTTGCGCTTGCATTAAGTTTTCTAAATCACGTTGAATAGCAACTTGTTCAATAGTATCATTTTCACGACGAGAATTTGGACGATTTAATTTCTTAGAAATATCAGCAAATGTTTTTCCTATATCTCCTTTAGGCAAATCGTATAGAGTAGCAGTTTCTTTAGATACTTTAATCTCATCTGAAAAAATATAATCTGCTGCATTAAGTTTAGTTTCACCTTGTTCTACAAGATTTAATTTACCATCTTGTGCAAATCCTTGTGGAATGCCTCCTAGCGGATTTATTTCATGGGAACCTCCTTCATTAAATTCAGTAAGTTGTCCGCCATCAGCAAACGCTCGACCTCCCATGGAGTACATATGGCCTCCCATAGCATGTTTAACATTATGTGCTTTACCACCAATACTAACCTTTTGGTTACCTGGTGTTCTTTCAAATTCTCCTGTAGCATGTCCATATGCTAACCATGCTTTGTATGCGGCTGGTGATTTAAAGTTCATAGCGCCTCCTTGTTTAAAATTATTTTCTCCCAATCCTTCTGGATCGTTAGGGTCATATATAATAGGTTCTACATTAGAACCTGATTTTGTTGATGGTACATAAATATCTTCTGCGTTTTTATTCCAACGTTTATCTATTGGGCTAGCATTTACTTTAGGACCAAAATCTCCATAAGGATCTCCTCCTTGTATTTGTAAATTTTCTTCGCCGCCTTTATCTGCTCTTCCTAAGAATGAAGTAAGAGGCGACATATTAATGTCTGGCATATTAATATGAGGAGTCTCTATTTGTTGTAAGGGAAATCTAATTCCTACTTCACCCGAAACATGAGGGCGAAACATAGTTCCTAATGTTTTATCCATAGGTCCCGCACCTGTAGTATTAGTACTATTATTGCTGTTTTGATTAGGATCATAGTTAGGGTCTTGTCCTATAGTATTAGAAATATTAGCAGCATTTTTAGATGCAGCGCCAAACCCACCTGTTAAAGCAGCTTTACCATAAAAAGACATAGGAAAATCCTTAAATGCTTTAGGTCTATATTCTCCTTCAGCACGAATTCCCCAACCAAGTTTTGCTCCTTTTGTTGAATTTAAAGTAAAACCTGTATAAGGTTCGATAATGCCTGATGGTCTACCTGCTTTTACTAAACCATTTCGATAAGGATTTCCAAAAGGAAATACACTTCCTACTTCTCCATGCAATCCTAAACCTGTTGACGGAGCATACTCTCCACCAAATTCAATACGTGGCATAGCGCTTTCAAAAATAGCGCCGCCTCCAACTTCTTGTCCTCCTTTAACAACTTTACCTTGCCAACCTATTTTACCTCCTGCTATAATATTTTGAGCATTAGGAGCTCCTCCGAGTAAAGCATCTTTGTTATTAGTAATATTTGTGATACTATTCTGATAAGCCTGTTCTTCAGGACTTAATGTAGTATTAAATGGTATACTTGGATTATACTGTTGCCCTGCATAGGCACTAGCATAAAATCCTGGAGCCTTTTTGCCTAAACCAGAATCTGTCTCAATACCTGCAATATAACCAGGCTTAAAGTTTCCTACTAATGCATTAGTATAAAAGGGACTAGCATAAACATTAGCTGTTGGATTTTTCTTATAAAATTTTTCCATAAGATCCTCAATAGGACCCCCTTTAGCGTAAGTTTGAATATTAGAAGCTTTAAAACTACTCATCTTACCACCATGACTCATTTGATTTTTAATCTTTTTTTCTTGTGCTAACATTTCTTTTGTAGGTTTCTTTCCAGAACCTGCATTAGCACGAATATTATTCCATAAAGAATTCTCTACACCTAATTTATTTAATTTTTTGCTCATATTACAATGTGTTTCCAGGTTTTACCCCTATGAATATCTTTGATAGAATAATAACTTAAATTTAAATTATCTGCAACTTGTTTAGGTAATAATCCTTTTTTTAATTCTTTTTTAATTTTAATCACATCAGCGTCAGTTAATTTTGCATTTTTATGATTAGCCCCTAATTTCCAATTTTTAGATAAATTTTCTAAATGTTCTTTTCTGTAATCAACATCTTGCCATTTTTCTTTTTGGCTAACAGATTTATTTAATTTTACTTCTTTAGATCTTTTTATTCCTAGATTACTTCCTGCTATTAAAGCAATGTTATAATGAGGTTTTAAAGTATCCAAAAAATATTGCTCTCTTTCTAATAAATTATCTATAGCACACTCTTCTACAATCTCAAATTTAAAGTTTTCTTCTTTATGTTTTCTAACAGCTCTTATTAATTTAGTACAAGTTTGTTTGTTAGCTCTTATATTAGAAATATGTGTATAGTATCTTTTAATTAAATTAGCACTACTTCCAATATAAAATTTATTGTCTAACAAATTTGTTATTTTGTAGACAACACCACTTTTTTGTTTTTCTAAAAAGTATTTAGTTCTATGTTCTGGACTAATAATTAATTGCATCTGCACGTTTAATAAGATCTTTTTTAGCCATGGTACGTTTTAAAAAATAAAGTTAGTAATTATCTAACGGAGTTTTAAGAATATTGCCATCTAAATCGTAATATACTTTATCATTGGTAGTTCTTTGAATAATTCTATCAGCAGCTTTTTCTGTTTGATTTAGTTTCATTAATGCTTGTTGATAAGGAGTCATACGTCTAGCTATTTCTTCTTGAGAATATAAATAAGGCTCCATATAAGATGGTAATCCTGCTGGACTTCTATAGTCTTCTCCGTGAAATTTTAATTTTCTTGTTGGAGCTACCGAACTTAGCATTGTTGTATTATTTACTTGATGCAGATTTAATAACTCTTGTTGTTCTGGAGAGATTCCTAAATGCAATAAATTAGGACGTTGTGTAGTAAATTGTGGAATAGTTTTGTTTACTGTAGGTAGTAAATTTTTTCTTGCATTATAGCCTCCTGCTAATTCTAATCCTGTCATTAAAGATTCTGCAGTAGCTTCTTTCCAGTCTTTATTTCCAGCAGCAACATCTTGCCAATCTTCTATTCTTGCAGGTACCTGAGAGGCGCCGTGAAGACCGAAACCAATATTTGCGGCTTTGCCTAAAGCAGTGCTTCCAAGTGCGCCTAATGCTTCTGCTGCCATAGGAGCAACCATAGGTGCTGCAAATACCCAATCTGCAGAGCCTGCGGACTGAGGAAGTGTTTTCCATCTATCTTGAGCTTCTACTCTAATATCTTCCCTTAGTTTATTAGCAGCTATTTGATCTGCTGCAGCCTGTTGCTGCTCTACAATAACAGGAGAATTAATTTGTCTTGCTGTCTGCTGTGCTTTAATAGTAGCAGGTACAACGTTAGGTGCTCCTTGTACAGGCGCATTATATACAATTGCGTATTTATTTAATAATGCAGCACGTTCTCCCGTTGGGTCGTCAATAGGCACATAATTACCACTTGTTGATGAATTCTTAATACTCCATCCTTCTGGTGTTCTTTGGTAATAAGAACCTGGTCGTTTAGAATATATATAAATTGGGCCTCCATCATCGTAATGTTCTCTAGCATCAGAACCGTATTCGCTAGGCACAAATGCTAATCTACCTCCTTGAGCATATTCTCTAGTTTGTTCTAAAGTTTTAAGATATTGTCTTTGAGCCAACATATCTTTAAAAGAGCTAGCGCCGACAAACTGCGGGGCTCTATTTTGCTCTTGTGCATTTTGCAATTCTCCAGGAATAAAATTACCTTCTTCATCGTAGTAACCTTCCATAAAGTTTCTATCGTACCCTGTAGCCTTTTGCACTGCTTTAGCAGCTAGAGGAGTATATCTACCTACTGTTGGAAAGTTGTAAGACTTCATGTACCCAGGCATCTGATAAGTAGGAAATGCTGGAAACTCTGGTACTACTAAAGAACCTAAAGGTTTTCTATCAATTAACGCTGAGTCTAATGTTTTGATTGTCTCCATTGGTTCTTCTTTTGGAGTTACAATCTCTTTATATAATTCTTCTGGTACTTTAAAATATGCTCCCGTTTTAGTATCAAGAGCCCATCCTTTTCCCAGTCTTATTTTAATATCTTTTGTAGTAGGAGCTTCTTTAAAGCTTTTACTTACAGAAGCACTCGGATCTAAAAACGCTGAAAAGTCTGTAGCACTATCTATTGCCTCTTTATTTAAATCGTAAAACAATAAATCATTTGGATTTGCTGAAGCAAAGATGCTATCACCATGAAGTGCTTTTAAAGCTGCGATTCTTTCTTCAGAAAGTTGCGGTCGATTCCATGATGGAGGCGTACCTGGCTCATCTTCTATTGGCCCACCTAATGCAAATGGTAGAGCGGTAGTGTCCCTAAAGATTGGCGTACCTGGTGATTTGTAGTACGTAGGCAATATTTTAGGAGTTTTTTTCATTAGAAAATTTGATAATCAAAGTACGACACTAATTTATTCATGATAAGTTCTTTATCATAAGAATTATCAAAATATAAAGTTACAATAAAATAAGTACTGCGTAGACGTCCTTGTCGAACATTACTGTTTTGATCTCTAGGAATTTTTAAGCGCCATTTATCAAACTTGCGTTTAAATCTTTCAGGACTAAATGGTACTATATCTGTATCTTGATATTGGTTATAAACTCTAAAACCTGTTAATGTTTGTGTACGATCTATAATCTTATTGTTGTCTCTAACTATAGAATTAAATTCTAAAGTTCTTAAAACTTTATTTACATCAGCATCAGGATTAATAACTAACGTTAATTCTGTAGAAGCTAAACGATTATAGAATACACCCCAAGATCCTTTATTACTTGTGAATACTTTTTTATTAGCAAGTGGATCAGGACTCATTAAAATGTTACCGTTATTAATCCAAATCGGTGGAGTAGTAGTATATCTTGAAGAAAACTGTTGTGCTAATTCGTCATACACAAGTGTGTTAGAATTAAATACTTGATTTTCTGTAGCTTCTATACTATTTGCATAAAGTAAGTTAACGTTTGTTCCTGTATCATTACCTGTTGTAAACTCATTAACTACATAGTAGTAAACCTCATTATATAATATAATGTCTTCCATTGCATAAGAAGTATTACGCAAAAGACTTTTAATAAAGTTTTTACTTAAAAAAGTAAATAATACTTCATCATTAATTACATCTTTTGTGATATGTACTCCATATCCTTTAATAGGATTGTCTCCATTATTTTCTTTACGTAAGAATACTCCAGCAGGTAAATTTTGTAACCAACTGTGCATTCCTTTTACTTCAGAAATAGGAAGACTTAATGGACTACCTTCTCCAGGTGATTGTAATGTAAATATTTTTCTATGAAAAGCATCAAAAAAGTAAATACCCATTTCTGTAGCATCAACTGCCCATTGATGAATACATCCATGTACTTTAGAATGATAAATATGTTTACCAAATCCTAATCCTGTACCAAGTTGTGTCGGTACTCCATCTGCTGTAGTAGTTACAGCAGCACGATTAATTGTATAAGTACCTATTCCTTTATCTTGAATAAAAAATACTAAATCCTTCCAGTTTAATATTTTATTGATAGGACCATAATCATCAATATCATAAAAGTTATTAGCTCCAAACTTTGTCCAAGAGTCGATAACTTCTTCATTAATTTTTACATTAGACAAATACGCCCTAATATCATTAGCACCACCATAGATTAAATTTTGTGGTTTTATAAAAAATCCAACATCATCTTTTTCTGCAGAGTAAACAAAATTGTATTGATACATGTCTAATACTTTAGCATAAGCTGCTTCTGCATTATTAGTTTCTTGTCTAAGAATTACGCTGCGTTCTGTATCAAATTCATATTTAACATTAGTACGAATATTGGCGCCGTAATCTAAGTCTATATTAATAGTAGACTCTATAGGAAATGCTTGAGTCTGTGCTTTGTTTTTACGGTACAAATCATTAGCAGCATAAAAATCTTTATTAAACTCTATTAATCCTGTAGAAATAACTGCCATATTAATAAATGTATCTCCTCCAAAAACTACAGGAGAAGTATTTGCTACATCAATTAATGGAGATGCAGGAATAAATTTATTAGACTCTAAACTATTTAATGTATAACCTCCATATACTTCAAGCTTTGGCAATAAAGTATCTATGATAGGATAATAATTTTCATAATCTGTTAATGGAGCATATGTAGAAGAATTTAACGGCTTGATAAAAGATGGTGCTGCAAAGTAATCTACAGATGGTGGAGTAGGTACAGGATTACCAGTAAAAAAGTCTACTGTAATCCTGCCTATTTTTCCTGCTATACTAGAACCTGATTTATAAAACTCAGGTCGAGTGTTATTAATAATTCCTTGCTGTGGCCTATTAGGGTTTACTTGTGGATCTGCTGTGTCTTCATAGTCATCCATACACCAATAATTACGCATATAATAGCTACCAAATAAAGGCGTTACTTTTTGTGTATAATCACTAGTGTCTTCCATGCGGAATAGTTGGTTAATTTGCCACTTTCTAATATTTTGTACAGAATTAAAGTTTACAGGAAATACTTTTCTAAATTGCTTTCTTGTGTCTATACAATTATCTGAAAGTCCTATTGCACTGTAATCTTCTGAATCTGTATATGAAACAAATGTTCCTAAAGCTCCTGTAACAAGTAAACATGGGTTACTTCCTATATTAGTAATACTAGATATGTTACTGCTGTTAAAAGAGACATCGGGGGAATAAAAGTTTACATAATTTCCTAATCTTTCAAAATCTGCAAATTGTGGTACATAACTAGTGTCACCAAATACAGCAAAAGATCCATTATCGTAAATAGTATAAGGTCCAGAACCTTCTGGATAAAAAGGATATAAGTGTAGCACATTACCGTTTCCATCTACTTGTAAATCAAAATCTGATCCTGATGGTGGTGATATTACTGGATTATAATAAAAGTTTTTAAGAATCCCTTGAGACACTCGTCTAGTATCTGCTATATCTCTTTTAAGTCTTACTATTTGATAGCTTTCTACTTCGTTAAGTAAACTAGGACAAGTAGAAAAATCAAGAGTAAATTTAATACCCATAGCATAACCGTAAGTTGTATCACCTGTTCCAGGAATACTTAATGGCCAGTGAGTAGTGCCTGAGTTATTAGTAACACTATCTCTTTCAGAAATATCAGGAAATTTGATATCTCCAATATATTCAACAAAACTAGCTTCTCCTTTTTTAGTATAAAATACTATTCCAAATCTATAAGTTTCTCCACGTTTATAACCACGCAGTAATCCTGAAATAAAGGGCGATGCATAGTTAGGAAAAGTAGTATTAGCGTAATCTCCATATCCATCATTTAGATTATGTGCTGGAGAATCTGGAGTACTAGGTACTTGAGTTACACCTGGTAATCCAAAACCACTCATAGGAGTAGAATCTATAGTATATTGTTCTAAGTGAAAAGTATAAGAAATGTTTGGACCTTGTCCTCCTAAACGAAGTCCGTCAGACTTATATCTATATTGACTGTTTGTATGCCAAGTATTATTCCAGTGTGCATCAGAGTTATAGTCTACATTAAAAGCATTTAATAAATCGTTAGTTGCAGTACCTGGTGTATAAGGAGGTATTGGACTACCACCGTTATATTTATATCGTCTTGTTTTTGCATCAAATGTTTCACCTGGTGCTAATAAATCTTGAATACTTACTAAAGATTCTTTAATATTAGCAATGACTAGAGACCCATCTTTTTGAGTAATAGTTTTAGGCGTTTTAAACTGATAGTTTTTAGTAATAAAATCAAATAGTTCTACATCATAAGAAGAGCTTTCTGTTCCTGTATAAATAATAGAGATTGTATTTGCACCATCAAGAGTAACTTGCTCTATACTTGTTACTACTGGCGCAGCAGTTACAGAAGATTTGTAAATAGATAAAAATTCTATTTTATAAAAATCTTGATAGTTTGTAGTATCTATTTCAATAGTAATAGCTTTACCTGTATTAATAGGTGTTGGGTCTCCATTGTACGTATAAGAATTACCACTCTCTGCATCAGATACAATGTGTACTATATTACTTGGAGGGGCTACTAAAGTTTCTTTTCCGTCAGAAGTAATAAGCTTGTAGCTAATTTGATAAGTGCCACCAATTAATCCTCCACCGCTAGTTATACCTGTAATTAAAGGTTGTGTAAATATTACATCAGGAAAAATATCTATTAATCCTACTGGAGTTGTAGCAAGATTAACATCTTTAGTATTTACGGATCTAAAAAAATTATTATAGTCTGTCCAATAGATTCTTTGAATATTCTCAGACTCATAACGACCTAATGCTTCAATTGGCCACTCTTTTTTAAAATTAAGATTTGCACTGTAATACAATAATGTAGGACCTGAAGTAATAGTACTATCAGCAGGGTTATATTGTACATCATAAATCCAGCCTTTAGTACCAGAATCATCTGCAACAAATAATATAATTCTAGTACGAATTGTAGCATAACCAATAATTACTGGATTAGTTGCTGTCCATGTTCCTGGAGGATCACTGTCTAAAGGCAAACTAAAAGCATATTCATTGCCTTTAATATTAGTAAATCCTCCTAATGATTCTCCTTGAGTTGTAGTAATTCGAACATTTAATGCATCTATATAAAAAGTCGGCGCTATACTATCGTAGGCCGTATCTTTATTCATCCCTTGGTAACTATTTGCGTGTTGCTTCATGATTAGATAGCTGGGTTAGGACCTTGTGCGTTTTCGCTTAGTGTATGAATTGTAGAAATAAGAGCCGAACCAGCTTTAGGACGGAACTTACGTTGCTCAGGAAGCTGCATATTAGCAAAGAAGCTAGCATGATCCTGCATAGCAGGAATAGTGCGTACAGTAGCATTTTTAACACTTTCTGCCTCGTCAACATTTTGCCATTGTTTAGCATGGTTAACTGCTTGTGCAAAATACCAATCTCGATCACGCTCAATAATTTGAAACTTATCAGCAGCTAATTCATTGCGTATCCAGAGTTTGCGTGCTATTTTGTACGCAACATAGTGAGCTCCACCTTCTAACCATTGCTGTTCTGCAGGAATAGTAGGATAACCGCAATCGTCAGTAGGAATAGCACTATAGGAGATTGCTACAAAACCGCTATCAAAAGAAGGAAAAATATATCCTTGGCCAACAGTATAAGTCTCTGCAGACTGTGATGTGTAATCTCTATCATCTAAATGATAACGTTTATGAAAGTAATCAGTCTTCCAACGCATTGGATACATAGAACCTTTACCACATTCAGCTTCTTCTACACTATCAATACCTTGTATTTGAGCTACTTGTCCAATTTTATATAAATCAAATGGAAGATCTCCTCTACCATCACATATATGTACATAAGCAATTTGTTCAACCATTGTGACACCTACATTAGTGTGTGCCATAAACTCGGCCAACCATTCTACTCCTTCTTCTTCTTGGACATCGTAGTTAAAGCCGAAATCCCTGATAACTTTATCAAGGATTGCTTTATAAGAAACATGTTGGCCTGAGTACATTACATTAAGTTTTTAAGTGCTTCTTCTAAACGGCTAGCAATAGCCTCTGGTGTTTTTTCTTGAGTAGGATCTTCAGTGCTTACAGACTTTTCTGTTTTCCACTGCCATTCTCCTTTTTCGTCTTTATAACGGCATTCTTTAGTAATAATGTAACCACCTTCAACTTGTTCTACACGAGTCTCCTCAGAGCCACCATCTTCAAATTGTTTGCGGGTAATCTTAACAGTAGATTCTACTTCTTTACCGTTTTCTTTGTATTCCATTGCCTCATCCATAATAAAATGTTTTTCTGTTTGGGTCTTTGACAGTCTTAGCAATTAATCGCGAATATTGTCTAGACGGTTTAAAATTATAAAAACTTTTATACTTTAATGGCGCACTGTAATTATCCCAAAAGTGTTCATAGAACTCAGAGTTACTATGTGTGTTCTCATGGTATAATAACTTTTTGCCAGTTATTTCTGTAATTTCATCTTTTGTTTTTCCTGGGTAAAGTTTTTCCCAATAACTCCAGGTTGCTTGCCAATCTACTTTTAGACTCTTAGCTAACTTTCCATCTGCTCGAAAAAAGTGTAAATCTTTTGCTCTTACTCTTAATTTTCCTACATACGGAATTCTTAATTCTAATCCTGTTGTAACTATTTCTGTACTATATAGTTGCAATAGTTCTTTATTAAATTTGTTAAACAGTTTGATGTCTATTGGGTTACTACTTCTTTCTTTGTAGTCTTTATAGAAATCTTGTTTCTTTACACTGCTTAGTATTTTACCTTTTCCCCGCTTTAAAAAATTATGCATTTGTTACGTTTTGCTGTACTCTATCGTCATTAGCATTATTAGCATTATCTAGTGCAGATACTGTTTTCTGCATTAATTGTTGTAAAATATATGGTTTAATATATGCCCACATCCATTGATTTATTGGATAAGGATCGGACGGACTCCAACATTTTTGCTGTGTTTCACAGTTAATAAAATCACTAAGTTTTGTAGGATCCTCAAATAAACCACGAATAGTAATGTATTTAGTCATTAAGTATTCTGGACTCTTACTAATAAGATACATGTAACCATCATATAAAAATGCATATACAGACTTAGCTGTTGTGCGCCCATGTCCAATAAATGCTATTCTTGCATAATCAATTAATGAAATTCTTGCTTTAGTAATATCAGGAGAACCTACTGATACTATCCCCTTTGTAAAAAAGAATTCAATAGTATTAGGAATAGCTTTAGTAGTACGTAATACTTTACACCCTGTAGGAACAGTAATACAGCAATCAATAGGGTTAACAGGCTCTAATGTTACACAGGCTAATGTCTGTACTACATAAGGATCTATACTACGGTTTTTATTATACTCGTTACGTAACCAAAGAGATCTTTGCTCATTAATTAAATCAGTATATAACTCATACGAAAAAGAAGATTCAATGGAGTTTATCGCCAATGATTCATCTATTTGTGCATGAAGATCTTCTAGAGTTAACATAACTTATTTATTTACCTTGCCCTCTATAAAGTTTTTTATACTTTTTAGATGACTTGAGTTTAGAAACTTTTGTTTTAGCATGAACACCAGGACGAGACACTTTTACTTTAGCTTTCGCTCCACCTGTCATATCTTTAATCTTCGCCATTATCTATTTTTTAAGCTAACATTTAATATTGTTAAACAGTAAAAGTTTCTAGAAATATCAAATTCTACTGTAAAAATATCTAAAGAAGACACTCTAAACTTAATGGCTAATTTGTCCCATTGTCTTTTTGGATGTCTCCAATTATTTCTAATTATCATATTCTTTATTTTAAACAAATATAACTAATAAAATAGTTAGTTTTTAAATTTTAAAAAGGGGAGAGCTAAACCACGTCTCTCCCCTAATAATTAATTACTTTAACAAAGTTAAATATTATAACGGGAATTTGTAACTATCGATGCTTTTTAATATCTTCTCTGATTTACCAGTTAATTCTCTTCTTGTAAAAAATTCTAAAATTCTGCCTCCTACAGGTTTAGGAGGTGCGCCACGCTCAACGTGCCATCCTTTTGAGCCATCACCAAATTCTTCTTTATAAGTACCAGTTATTGCTAAGTGAATATTTTTATGAAC